TCTTAACTATAAAGTTCCAAAAATCTTTTTAATTCTTTTACTGTTATCATAGTATTTGTTTTTTAGTATAAGACAAAGGTAATTCTATTATTTTAGAATACCAAATACTTTAACACATATTTTTAATTAATATGCCGGTAAAATAAAATATGGATAAGTTAATATTAACTTATCCATATCCAACACTAGATAACACTAAAATACATTAACTTATTCTCTCTCCATTCTTATACGTAAATTCTCTATACAACTGTCCGTTCTCATACCAACTACGATATAATCCATCTATCTTTCCATTCTTATACGTATATTCTACTCTCAACTGTCCGTCCTCATACCACATACGATATAATCCATCTAACTCTCCATTCTTAAACGTACATTCTACTCTCAACTGTCCGTTATCATACCACCAACGATATAATCCATCTATCTTTCCATTCTTATACGTACATTGTACTTCCAACTGTCCGTTAGAATTCCATTGTTTAGCAATATGATTTGCTTTACTTTCAATATAGTTTATATCTATAGTTAAACCATTTTCTTCTAACCAAGATATATTACCTAATACTGTTTGCCATGCACTTAATTCATCGTTCAATTCAATGAATTGAATAAAGTTATTTAATTGTGCTGAACAAGCATTATGCTTAATAGCAAATTCTTTGATTTGGTGTAGTGTTATCATACTGTTTATCTTTTAGTATAAGACAAAGGTAAGTATAATATTTTAGAATAGCAAATACTTTATCACATATTTTTTTTACGCTCATTAATTATATGTTTTTTCCAATCATTAAATGATAAAGGTTTATCATTTACATTAATAGTTGATTGTATTCCACTTGCTATTTTTACTTCTGAAATATAACCTTTAAGGTTACGCTCAAATATTAAACCTAACAAATTAATGTTGTAATTTATTTTATTGAAAACTGGCATATCTATTATATTTAAAATTTTATATTTTTAAATGCTTCATCCACTATATCATCAACTTCTTCTTGATTAAAGTGTCCTTCAATAATCAAATTATCAATTATATCTTCCTTATTAAATAAGTAAGAAAGACTATCTATTGTTTCACCATCTTCATCTTCAACAAGATAATAATAAACTTCACCGTTTAACCATTTACTAAATAATTCAACCTCATTACGCATATAAGTCTTGATACGTTCAATACGTTCAGGTGTTAATTTCTTCCAACCAAATTCTTTACGTATAACATTTTTAGGTGCAAAAATATAACCTAACTGTCCACTATCCCACGAACAATTAAAACCTGTTGTGTTAAGGGCTATTCCACCATGTTCGTAAAGATATATAGGTAATTCAATGTTATCATTACCACACTTTGCAAGATATTCAGCATGAAGTGAACGATAACCACCCTCAGCTTGCACATCACCTCTAACATTCCTATGTGCTGAAAAAATCTTGGTATAATGGTCGCTATATGTTCTTGGACTTTCACAATCTTGGTCGTAACCAATAATTAACTTTCTCATAATCCGTTTGTTTGATAATGCTAAGATAAGCAAAAGAAACGAGACTACCAAATTTATTTTATTGGTATAATCTGATAACGGGAAGTAATACACTCACGTACATATTGCTTGGCAGCTGCTATGCTGTCAAATTCACCAAAGTTAAGCATCTTATACTTCGTGCTTACCCATAGGTTACATCTTATTGGTTTGCTCATCTTAGTTAACTTTTATTGTGCCTTGAGTTATTGCCAATGCACCCATAAAGAAATGCTCCATTTCCTTATAATCCCTGAATGCTGTTAGGATATCAATCGCAGAGCTTTTTAATTCTCTAGCTACCGCAAAACGAATATTAGCACCCTTATTTGCTGAATAAATGAATAGCGTTTCATCTTTGCTAATTAATCTCAAATATTCAGTTAAACTAGCTTTTTTCTGTGCATCAGTTAATCTTGCCATTAGTCCATTTGTTTTTGGTTAATTGATACGTCAAAGATAAGGAAAGGATTTGACAATTCCAAACCCTTTCCCCATTTATTTTATTCAACAAAATTTGGCTTGATTTGAGTATACCCTTCGGGCTTATTGCCTTCAATGCTTATTACATCTCTAGCCCATATGCCAACGTATTCTTTACCAGATTCACCATAGAAATCTCCCCCACCCTGACCATTTCCCTCACAGGTAAGCAATGGCAAAGGGTGTATGCGCCAACCATCTATGCTCCTAGCTACTCTTTGTTTATCCACATATTCCTTTTTGGTGTGGTTAACAATATAACGACCTTCACGTAACCCTACCGATTGGTTTGGTTGTACTTTCGTATCTATCTCACATAAATTGTATGTGTTTTCCTCTTGACCTTCCAATGGGTCGGCATAGTCACCAGCCCAAACAACGCTACTAGGATTATTTAAAATAAGCCGTTCAAAAGACCTCACAAAAGGATTACGCATCCATGAATGATTCATTAGCTTTAATCCGTTGGCCATATCGTGAGAATAAACCCACGCATTAACGGTTGTCTTGTCATCAGCTAAAATTACTGGCTTGTAGTACTGTCCGATAGTTTTAACGCCCTTTTGGGTACGCCCTCATTTTTTAGTTAATAAAATATTTACAATACAAAGATAAAACAAAAAAACCAGACTAGCAAATAATCTGGCTTTTTATTTATTGAAAATCTTCAATTGAAACGGCACATAATTCATTGATACGATAACCAAACTTATTTAACACATCAAACAAATTGGCATCGTTATCCAAATGGGTATAATAATCTTCTTCAAGACCAATAGATAACGTCATCTCTATGAAATATTTACTTGTAGTATACAAGTTTTTCGTAAAGATACGCAAGTCTTCAAGGCTGCCATATAATATCGGCCTTAAGCCATCATTCAATTCATATACAATTATGCTTGTTTTCATACGCTTATTATTTAGAATGCTAAGTTAAGTATTATTATTGAGATTACCAAATCATTTGATTTTTTCTTCGGCAATTATACGCTTTAGTTTATCCACATAGCTTATATCCTCAGCATAGTTTTGTTTTAGATAAACAAAATAATCTGATTCAGTCTTTACATCATTGAGATATTGCGCTTGGTAAAACGCATAATCAACAACAGACTCTTGCCACGTCTCATAATACGCATGACCATTTTCCTCACCCTTATTCGTTGTTGGTCGCTTCTTAGCTACCTTCATTCCAAAAAGATTATTATTGGTCTTGAATATCTTGCTATTAAAGTTTCCACTTTCAAGCTTTGCTTGTGCATATATTATATGCGGAAATCTTATATTCAATTCAAGCAAATATGACTTAAGCTTTGGTGGACTAAATGCCTTTTCCTTAAGAGATTCATTTATAATAATCATCTTGGTTTCTTGGCTAATCAATCGAATATCATCCGTTCTATTAATTAAAATAGATAGGGTTATGCCCATCGTAATAATGATAACTACCACCAACCCAATTAGGATTGATAGCGTTATATTCTTATATTGTATTGATTGCTTATCGTAACGATATATCATGTAGTTCTTTTTTGGTTAATTTATAATGCTAAGATAAGCATAATAATCCAGACTTCCAAATTCTAAGCATTTATTTTTCGCTTGCTTGAATCTTTTACTACATTAATTAATTTAGCAAATAGCTCCTCATACATACCTTCATTGATTGGCTTGAGCCAATCAAAGTCATCAAGTGTCTTTAGGTCTTTAGAATCCTTCGTGCCTAATCGTATACCCCTAATATCATTGTCAATACGCTTAATTAATACATCTTCAAGAGTCTGTCTCGCCATATGGGTTTATATTTTAGTTAATTTAAAAATCCTAATTCATATTAAAGAAAAACCCCACCATTTTCATAGTGGGGAATCTCCAGCATCTAACCAAAAATACTTTATTTGAATAATTCAACCACTTGTTCAGGTGTTGAATTCTTATCGCTCAACGAATAAATCGAAACTACCAAATCTTTTTTAACCTTTTTATAGGCCTTGGTTAATCTAGTCGATATGCTTTGCGTTCGTATCGCAAACCCACTACTAAACGCTAATGCATTATTAGCACCCTTACCAGTCATTTTCTTGTATTTCAAGCCACATACCACGCCACCTCGTTTATCTAAGAATCTTAGGTCGTCAGCATCCGCATTAATTACTTCATAACCCTCATAGGCTAGGGGCAATGCATCAAATACCATTGCGGTATTGATACCCCTACTTAGCAATTCTATTGCCTTATCATGATTGGTTTCACTACGGCTAAACGTAAGGTGATAATTGCTAGGTAAAGCCTTATCAAAACGAGTATAGTTTTTAGTATAATCGTAAAATTGCACATCAGGAAATACCTCAAAGATATTCTTATTATCAAATATCTTAAACTTTTCCCATGTAATATCTGTAGTACCATTCAAGCGAAATACAGGTATCGCATTACCCTCATGCTTCTTGATTGCCTTGGCAATTTCAGCCTTAAGTTGGTGCAAAAATTCTACCCTATTAGATAGAAAGTATTCAGACTTGTTACGTCTACCTTGTTGTACACTAGTAAACATACCACCATTGCCACTACCTACTAGACAACTTGCAGCACAACCACTACTGGCATGACTACATAGATTAATACCCTTGCTATTATCACGAAATGAACTCATGTAAAGGATATACGTTATATAAGGCAAACCAAATGTAGCATCATTGGTTTTTAGCGATTTAATGGTTTTTGCATTGTTAGTGGTTAACAGTATTTGTCTTTTCATAATAGTGTTTTTGGTTTGATGTTTCAAAGATAATTATTCTTTTTGTAATTACCAAATGTTTTTTACGATTAGGGTAAATTATTTACATTTTCGGGTTTTAACACATATTTATTAATATGAAAAATAAAACAACCAAAAAACTAACAACAATAGATTTTGTTGAACGAGCCAAAATAATACATAACGATAAATATGATTATAGTTTATCCACATATGTTACCACACATATTAAGGTTAAAATAATTTGTCCAATACATGGTGTGTTTGAACAATCACCACATAACCACTTAGCTGGTTTCAATTGTAAACAATGTAGTTCTGAAAATACTGGTATTGAAAGAAGAGTAAAATTAATTGATTTTATTTCACAAGCAAATTTAATGCATAATAATTATTATGATTATTCTTTAGTTGAATATGTATCAGCCATAGAAAAGGTGGATATAGTTTGCCCAATACATGGTGTATTTAAACAAAAACCTAACGCACATATTGGACAAAAACAAGGTTGTCCAAGTTGTTATCATCAAAAAATGAAAGATAATGGTGGAACGTGGTCGGCCATTGCTTGGCATAACACTGGCATCAAATCTAAAAATTTTGATGGGTTTAAATTATATGTAATTCGATGCTTCAATGAAAATGAAGAATTCATAAAGATAGGTAAAACGTTTAATAAATTAAAAAAACGATTTAGTCAAATACCTTATAAATACGAAATAATAAAAACCATAACATCAGAAAATGGTGAATATATTCATGAATTGGAAAAAAGGGTTAAACGTAAATATAATAAACATACATATTTACCTAAAACTAAGTTTGGTGGAATGTATGAATGTTTTAAAGTTTAGATATACGTTATATATCCCAACTTTTCACCCTTGATAGTCTTAGCATTGTTGGTTGATAGTAAAGGCTTGCGCTTAATTTCCATGGCTGTAATTGTTTTGGGTTAATTGATGCTTCAAAGATAATACATTAATTCGAGATTTCCAAATTAACTTTCAATTATTTCCTCTAATCCGAAGTATTTTTTTATCTCATTTGCTTTTTCTAAGCCTTGTGTTGTAAGACCATTCTCATCCCAATTATCCACTTCATCATGCAATTTTTGCACCCTTGACAAAAATGATATACCTAATGCTTGTAATTCCTGTGGTAATAAATCAAAGACACCTTCATTATCAATAGCAGTATCTTCAAAATTATCAAGCCTTAAACATAGTTCTTTTGGTAGATGCCTACCAATAGCGCAGCCATCATAATACGAACACGTATATCTATCTCCTGTATTAACTCCACGATTCGTAGAATTAAAGTGCTTAATAGTATCTTCCAAAAAGGCCAATTGTAATTTAGATGTTTCCATAGCTGTAATTGTTTTGTTGATACGTCAAAGATAAGTAATAATATTCAAACCACCAAATTAAATCATTGGTTTTTATCTCGATTCAATTTTAGTTAATTTAAACTTGGGAAATAGCTTTTTGATTTCAGATTGCTTTAATACCCCAAACCTATCAAAACCCTCCAAGCATAATTTATTATCTGAAATAATCTTATCAACAATCGCTTGTTGCTCATCACGACTTATGGTTATCAAAGACCTGTCATGATTGCCCAAATAATATGGATTAACCGTTTCAATGGCATCACCATAATATGCGGTAATATATGCCTTAGCATCAACAGGTTTTAAATATGGTAACTCCTTAACATCATAAGAATTCATTTCTTGCTTATATATATTCATAAAGCAATACTTGTTTTCCACCAAGTCAATAATCGTTATACCATCATTGTTGTCCTCAATGGTAAAATCATTACGAATTTCGGGGTTGATACCATTAAGATACCAAGAAGAACCAATGCCAGCATTAACAAATGAATTATTAGTTGCTTGATAATTCATTATAAAACCAATCGCTGTGGTTATCTTTTCAATTGAATTAAAATCATTATTATAACCACCCGTTGTAAACGGACACTTATAAGAACCATACTTTTCAGTACCATCTTTATGTGAAGTCTCAAATTGAGAACCAAATTCTAATAAACGCATTGCGTTAACTATTGCTGAACGACCATATAACCATTGGTTATAATAAACAAGTATAGTATACTTACTAGTACCTAATTCACTAACAGCTTTTTTCTTTTCAGCTACCGATTCAAAACGTAGGTAATTAACTGGATTAAGTATCCTTACGAAAATTTGATGTCTCTGTCCCATAGCATTTGTGTTTTGGTTAATTGATGCTTCAAAGATAATACATTAATTCGAGACTTCCAAATAAATCAGAAATTAAATCTTAAAGACCAACCAACTCTTTAAACTTCTCATTACTAATAGCCTTACAACCATCTGTAGTATGTACATAATAACCAGTCTCAGTCCTATATATTAAACCAAGCAATTTAGAACCCTCTAATGGCGCAAATAGATATGTTTCAAGTACCCTCATGTGTATTTCTTTTAGTTAAACGATACCCCAAAGATAAACATAATAATCCGAATAAAAAAATCTATTTTATTTGGTAGTCTCATTTCTTTTACTTATCTTTACATCGTTGTTATAGAAAGACAACGGGTTGGTAGTCGAAAGCTACCCAGAGGGTATACTCCAACCTGGCTTTTAGTGTACCCATATATAAATTAATTAAATTTATCCATGTATTTGGTAATACTAATCTTATTACCTACCTTTACATCTCATTTAATTTAATACCCCAAATATAAGGATTAATTAAATACAGGTATTATTTGGTAATCTGGATTATTATTCCTATCTTTGTACTTCAATTATCTAACGCTAATAATAGCCTATGTGAATGAAATTAACTAAAATATCTCTTATATGACACATATTAAATATATGTAGTGTCCACCCTATATCCATACTCGTTATGGTTATGGGGATTCTGTGTTTATGGGTATAAATTATCTAATATTTTTTTTATGGTATAATATCTTATACTGCTTTTGTGGCTATCTCAGGATATGAATCCTATTCATATAATAGGGGATTTCTATGTCATATTTCAAGTATCCTTTTATTTCATATCAAAAACGAATCATATTCCCAGTATTTACCACTTCTTCCCACTTCTCTCCACTTATTTCAAAAAAGCCCAAACGTGCTAACGTAGGTACAATATTTATCCTATAATATACAAAGCCATGTATATCAAGGTATTATAAATATGTCTTTAGGGCTGGCGTACCATGTACACAAATGTGTACATATTACCATGATTTCTTATTAACTAAATTTAGCAGATTATATACCAGTGCTGCATCATATTCTTGCTTAGATATTACATCGACACAAGTATCCTTACCTCCAGCATAAGCTAGGCTAAAACGTCCATCATTTAATTCAGCGTAGGTAAGATGATAATCTATATCTATAAAATAAATCTTAAAGGCTTTTTTAATTAATTTCATATTATTCTTTATTATAATATACTTGGGGCCGATGTGCGGCTACGCCATCTAACATCGTACCGATGTACACAAATGTGTACATCATAGTGATTTTTGGTTAGTGGTTTTAAGCCAATTATAAATTTTATCAGCTTTATCGGTAAAGTAGCTTAATTCATAACGTATACTATTATCCATAGCTACAGCCAATTTAAGGCACTCTAATCTAAGATTAACATCTTTATCGCTAACTTCTACCTTATTTGGGTTATCGTTGGTTAGCGTGGTTGTTTCACCCCATTCAGATAACTCTTGTGGTGTTGGTGTGTATGGTTCAAAATCTGTTATATCAAGGTCGTCCATAAATTCTCCTACTTGCCACAACGAACCTTCGACAGTTTTTGCTATTCCTTCAAAATATCTATTGCTATCTTTTTGATAGCCAACAAATTGCACCTTTAGACCTTGGTTGCCTTTATACTTATAATACTTCTTATAATACTTGTTCATTGGTTATTGGTTATTGGTTTATACAAAGATACATTATTTATTGGTTATTTCAATAGGTTTAGGGGGTAACGGCTTATTGTTTAAAGTCTGTTGTATTCCCCTAATTTAGTTCTGTGACAGATAGTGCACTTGTATTTTTTGCAATACCAAGGTTTTGGGCAGTTAAAATTAAAAATAGTGTCAAAATGCTCCCATTTGTGCTTACAGTGGTTAAACTTCCATGTCGGATAGTAGCTTACTAAAGCGCCTATTAACACGATTAATGCAATTACGATTAATAATCCCATAACTATTGGTTGTTTAGTTGTTCCTCAATTTTACTTAAAATAACTTTAGTATTATTGAGGTCATGGCTTTAGCTTTTCTATTTTAATTAGCATTTCCGCTTTTTTTTGCTGAAAATTAGGATTTTGGCTAGCTATCCTATCCGCAAAATCAATATCTACATCTATCAACTGGGATTTGGCTAGAAAATCGTTTTTGGTATAAATTATTGTAGGGTAGTTAGGGTAAGTGTCAATCGTTGAGTTATCTACCTCAATTGCATAACCAAGTTTATTTATCTCTATTTCTTGCTTATCACTTAACCTGTAAGGGGTTTTCATTTTCATGACCTCATCTTCATTAAGTGCAAGTAGCACAGAAGTCGCCTTATACTGTTCTTTGTTTGCCAATGGCAATTCGTTATATTTTTTCATGCAAAGTAGTTTTTAAGCACCTCTGGGAAGTGCTTGGTTAGAATTTCTATTGCTTTTTGGGCGGTTTGTTTTGATTTAAAAATCACACCTGATGGTTGTATGCCAATACAATCATACAAATTAACAGTATCACCACATTTACCCATTACCCACGCTTTACCATTTAAAAAATCGGCTACCCAATCACCGTTCAACTCTTTGGCTACTTATTTAGTAGCGTTTCCAGTTCGGTTATGATGCTCATGATTTAATGAAGAAGTATGCGGAAAACAAACAGGCTATAAAAAACACAATCCCCAATAGCCATATTATTGCATTTTCTCCAACTAAAGCCCAAAAGCAATACCCAATACCTACTATCATTGCAATTATTCCAACAAAACCTACAAACAGTAGTATCGCAAGTCCAAATATTTTAAGTGCTTTCATATTAGTTGTCTTTAGTAGCGTTAATCATTTCTGCGCTTGATTTAAGTATCTTATCCAAGTAATCTCTACTGCCCATTTGAGTGGTAGGGTGCCATACCCATTTCACTGATTACGTAAATTTCACCTCTCTTTACTTGACCACTAAATAAATCCATTGGTGCTTTATAACCTATTATTTTCTTATCGCTCATTTCTTCTTTTTTTAAAATATCCATAAACTCTTTAGCTGTAAATACTTTTGGATTGTTCTCAAAATCGTTAATATGCAACCAAACATTAGTGCCATAATAACTACTATTACCATCATAACCATAATAATAATTTCTATCATACCCGTCCCAGTTATAACCATACTGCTCATTTAACCAACTAAGGTAGTCTTTAAATTCCGCAGAATCATCATTTTTAACTAAAAAATATTTAAATGGTAGTTGTTCTTTTGTCTTTAGTTTCATGGTGTTTGATTTGTTTCAGTAAAGGTAGATAAAATTATTGATTATTGCAAGCCTTTTTCCAAAAGGAATCTATCTCATCGAAAAATTCTCCATCCCACTCCTTATCTTTGTGGATTTCTTGAAACTCATCAGTAAGTTCTTTTGCAAGTTCATACATACCGCCACGTCCTTGCTGTTCATATCTTCGTGTCACAAAATCCTTGGTATTATAATCTAATAAGGATTCTGCTATCCTCATATTTATCTCAAAGTAGGTTTCTAGGTATTCTTCATCCATTTCCATCGTTGCGTAGTTTAGTTTTTAATTATCCTATTGTAAAGGTAAGAATATTTTTCCGAAATACCTAATTTAATAGTTCAACAAACTCAGAATAGTAATTATACACATCTAAGTAACCACTACTATGGCCATGTTCCCATGCAAGGTTAAATAGCTTGTCTACTTTAGGGTTATCTGTTACCCCAAAATCCTCAGCCAAGTCCTGTTTAAACTGTAAGAATAACCTATTGTCCTCATTTCTGTAATGATTTACCGCTAAGTTATACTCATTTTTAAGCCTTATTTCAGTAGCTTCTCTTTCTTCCCTTACTTGTAGTAGAGTACCTGTAAAAGTACCCATTGCTTCATCAATGTCCTTTGTTGTAGGTTTTGAAGGGTAAGGTAGTTTGTTGGTATATTGGTTATTTTGTATGTTTTCGTAAACGTCCATGTCTTTTTGGTTTTTTGTATATCAAAGGTAAGAATATTATTTCAAATAACCAAATTAATGTTCTATAAATCTTTTCTATTTACGTCATAAAAATAATTATTGGTATCTTCACTCATCCACCTACTGCTTATTTCACAAGAAAGGATTTCTGTATCTACCTTTTGTGACTTAGCTAATTCTGGGGTAAGTTCTTTGGTAACAAAATTGGTATCGGCCCAGAGTATTCTATTATTTGGTTGACAAAGCAGATAACCATCATCTGATAGAAGTACATGACCACATTTATAATCTGTTGGGTCATTTGAAAAAGCATTATTAAACCAATCGATAGTAAACAAATATTTAGCCCATATCTTAGTTTGGTCTTTAAGAATTACTTGGCATCTATTTAATAATTGATATTGTATTATATTTGCATCATAGCCAAAGCAATCCCATAATTGTTTAAAATCGTGAGGTATATCTTTATCGCTAATTTCGACAAAGATTTCGCTAAGGGGTATCCTAGAGCGATGTATACCATGTTCTGTTAGTACATGGAAGGTAAGTATCTTATTAGGCAATGATTGTACGGCATGAGCAATACAAAAGTACCATTGATTGCTATCAGCCTTGGTGAAGTATGATTCACGAACATAGCATTTAAAATGTGGTATGTTATAGTTCATATTTAATTTATAATAGTTCTTTTGGGTATGGTGCAGTTTTGATTTCTAAATTATCTATCATACCTGAAAGATAACACAACCTACGCTGCCTATCGCACATATCCCTAGCGTATTGGTTGATAGCTTCAATACACTTATTATAGGCATCATCTGAATCATTTTCTGAATCACGAAAATAATCATTTAGTATTTCCTCTGGTGTCATTTCGTTTCGTTTAATAGGTTGGGTTTTATTAATTCAATTTTTAAACAGCTAAAACAAACTAAGTCTTCTCCTTGTTGGTAAAGAGCACTACATTTCATACCACATTGGTCACAAGGTAATTCTTTCATATTGTTTTATCTTTTGGTTTTAATATTTAACTAGGGTCAATCAAAACTAGAACCACTATCAAAACTAGAACCGCTGTCATAGCTTGAGCTATCACTGCTATACGAGGTGGTATCGTTACTAGTATAATCTGAATTGGTAGAATGATTATCATCATGTGAATTTCCTTCCCAATGGTGATTGATAGTTGGGGTTTCTTGCCTATAAGAATCTTGATTGGCTTGGTATATGGGGCTTAACGGGTTCCAAGGGTTGGTTAAATCAGATATTAAATCATCATTATTCGTATTCGAACGTTGGTAACCGCTTGGTGAAGCATTTCTTGAAATTGGTTGCTTTACTGGTGTTTTTGGGTTAATGATGGGTCTTGGGGTTTCTTTCTTTTTGAATAGAAACTCTAGGAATTTAGTAATTTTCATTTGCTTATTTTTTTAAGGGTTAGTGGTTATTGTTTAGTTCATTAAATGTACGATAATTAATTGACACTACAAAGGATATACCCCTGTTTTTCTTTTTACAATGATAATAAATTACTAAAACCAACAACTCTCCATGCTACTTCTTCTTTACCATAGTATTTTTCAATAGTGTGTACAAGTTCATAAGCACTATCAATATTAACCATTGTAATAAACTTGTAATTTTTAAACAAGTTATCTTTGTAAAAATTCTGTTCTTCTGTGGATAAACCTATCCACCAATCACTAGAGTTATTTCTTAGTATGTGTTTTTCTGTCATTTTACATTTATTAAAGTTCTCATTAACAATAAGTATTATTGTGCCAATTAGAAAACGTTCATCCATTTTCTAATTATTGTGTTACAAAGGTACTAAAAATATTTCAGACTACCAAACATGGAATAGTATTATTTATCACTTATTAATACACCCTCGTTGTTCCAAGCTCTTCTGGGAACAACCTCCACACCATCTATATAAATACATTCATCCCATAGCCCACCATTACAATACCATGAACGAAATAAGTCATTTAGCTTACTATCCTTATAGTTTTTTTCAAAAGATAATTGACCATTCGTATACCATGAACGATATAATCCATTTAGCTTACCATCCTTATACGTTTCTTCAATAGCTAATTGACCATTAGAATACCATTGACGATATAACCGTTCAACAGAAATTAGACAAAGTTGCCTATACCCAATTTCACGTTTTCTTGTATCATCCAACCATATCTAACACAACCATTGCTAGTTATATCCCAATAGAGGGTTGTCCTCAAGCTTTCATTCCATTGCTGGAACTGATTCGGGCAAACGTTGCCCTATCATATTATATAATCTCATTCCCTCATGCTCAATATTAAGCGCAGCATTCTCATCCCTGTCTATAATCAATCCACATCCCTCACAGATAAACTCCCTGTCAGCTAATGTCAAGTTAACATTCTTCCAACCACAACATGAACATGTCTTACTGCTCGGATAAAACCTGTCAACAAACATCACTTCCCTTCCATGCCAAGCTGATTTATATTCAATCTGTCTTCGCATCTCGCCTAGACTTAATTCTTGAATAGCTTTCGCCAATTTATGATTTTTAAGCATTCCACTTACATTCAAATCTTCCAGACAGATAACTTGGTTTTCGTTAACCAATCTGGTTGTGATATTATGAAGAAAATCATTCTTTTGATTTTTTATTTTCTCATGTAACCTTGCTAATTTAATCTTAGCTTTATACCTGTTATTACTTCCTTTTTGTTTTTTAGAAAGCCTTTTTTGTAATCTAATCAGTTTTTCTTCTGATGTTCTTATCCACTTAGGGTTATCAATGGTTTCACCATTCGATAATGTAAGAAGTGTCTTGATTCCAAGGTCAATACCAACTGAATGATTAACTGGTTCATTCATTACACGAAGCAAATCACCATCAATCAAGATGCTTGCATAATAATGACCACATTTCTTTCTTATTATTGTTATTGATTTGATTCCTGTTTTGTTCTTATACAAATAATCCTTATCCCGTTTGCTACATTCAAAATTAATACCATTAATTGTTTTAGTTAAATTTAACTTAGATTGAACCTCATCAAATGTTTTGCTTGCAACAGCCTCTTGTGGGAATCTTGCTTTCTGTTCATCATGCTTTGATTTGAATTTAGGAAAACCTCTACCTTGTTTAAAGAAGTTCTTATAAGCCGTTTCAAGGTTAATGATTGATTGTTTAAGAACCTTTGTATTATGTTCTTTCAGCCATTCATAATCATTACGTAGATTACCATGAAAATACTTTCCAAGGTCAGAGAATGAAGTATTTGATTTATCCGTTTCGTAACGTTGTTTCTTATAAGCAAGCGATTGATTAAAGACAAATCGATAAGAACCCAAGAGTGAGTTAATTCTCATCTCTTGGCTCTTATTCGGGTATAATCTAATCTTAATCGCTTTTAACATTAAAAATCTTTTGTTACTATTTTATTACCATTCCAAACAATAACTCTATACGCTTTAGAAAAAATCATATTACCATATTCATTTTGAGCCTTATAACTCCACGTAATACATAATTCATTTCCACTAGTAAAGAAAATTAAACCATTTGATTCTGTTATCGGAGTGAAACTTTCTTTATTTTTTAAATATAAAGTAGTCATCCATTGTGATGCTAGGCATTGGTTATATAAAAATATTTCTATGTGAGGATTTTTATTAAAAAATTGTATCATTTCTTTGTTGGCAACAGTATCAGAAAATGTTTCAATATCCCATTGTTTAAACATATCACTTTGTGTTAGTTTAAATACTGTACTATCATCTATATTAAAAGTAACAGGTATTTCAACTCCTAATCCATTTGTAAAAACAGTATGAAATTTACCATTTTTAATGTAAACTTCAGTTGGTTTTGTTTGGGCTAAAAGACTAGCAAATATAAAAACATTAATTGTAAATAATAAAAATAATTTTTTCATAAAATTGTGGTTTTGGTTTGTTAATAATAATTTAAAATAATAATTCGATTTGCCCATTCTGAGATATGAATTGAATTGGGGTTTCAACTTCAATAGTCAGAGCGTAATCTGGTGTTGTAACAATAGTAGCTCCAAAACTATAAAGTGTATCGTTATTTTGTTTAACAAGTACGCTATCTCCTTTATAAAAAAACTCTGGTTTTACATCACCGTTATTTATTTGGAAAAATGCATAACGATATGTTATGGTATCATTGTCTGGCACTTCAATTATATGATTATAATCCCACACAACTGATGTCCTTTCAATAAGATGATTATCTTTTTGACAAGACGAAATGATAAGCGTTGCTATGATAGCCAATAAGAAAAATAATTGTTTCATAAAATTATTAATTTAGATTTAGCGTTTTACCAGTCATTTTGGGTAGTGCTATTCATCGCTTTATGTAATGAATTTATTGAAGAGTTAATATATTGTTCGATAGCTGGTTTAACTTCTTCATTCCATATTTTTTTATTTAAAACCATTTTAGCGCATACTGGTTCACTATTACGTAAATCACCATAACAATATTCTTTACCATAATAGTGACTAAAGGAGCCTGTTGGATTACCAGCTAACTTAGCTCCAGAACTAGTATATACTTGATAACAATGCGTAGTTGGTTTAATTATTAATTTGTATTTATTATCCTTACAATATAAAGCCAAACTAAACCATATTCTATGTTTCCACATTTGGCCCATTGTTTTGGTATTAATAACAAAATTACCTTTAATAAATAACTGATTATTAACTTCATCTAAATTTCTAGTTGCATCTTCAAAAGAAACAAATACATCAGCAAAGTACATTCTCGCATTTCCAAATAGCGTTTTAGCATCAGTATTAGGTACATCAACTAAACTAACATATTCTATTTCACCGTTTTCATTCTTAGGCCAATTATTATCATAATTCTGAGTATATGATGATAATGAATAAAATAAAATTGTAATAATAAAAATAATTTTCATAATTTTAATTTAAAGTGTTTAAAATAATTTTACCATTGTGGTTGGTTAGTCACACATACTCTATCACCAATAAAATTGTTTAACCAAAAAGTATAATCACAACAAAATACTTTATAATTACCACTACAGTCATTTTTAATTGTTAAAGTATAACAAGATGTTATTTCATCATCAGTTATAATACCACAATTACATTGTTGATTAGAACCAATACCATTCACATCATCGTCTAATTCATCTTTTTGACAAGACGAAATGATAAGCGTTGCCATTATAGCAAATAAGAATAATTTTTTCATAAAATTGTGTTTTTTTGTTTGTTAATTAATATTCTACAAAGGTAATAATTCTTTTTGTAACGACCAAATTTATTTAGCATTATTTTTCTCTTTTCTTCTCTTTGCACTACGCTTACCATACAGCTTTCCACTGAAACTAGCCATCAACATCATGATGTCATTAACTAACTCCTCTTCCTCACTCACGTCTACATTGTTCTCCACCTTCTCAATCTCAACACCATAACTGTTGAAGAACTTCTCTATCAAGTTATATTGAAATCTTGTTAATCTGTCCTTATGTTCAATAACAACTTTTTCAATCTTGCCAGCTATTACCAAATCAAGTAGCTTAACAAACCCATTTCTAGTGTCTGACAGACCAGAACCAACATCTTTGATGATATGGTCCACTTGGTACTTTTTCTTCGCACAGTGCTCACTTAAACGCTGTGATTGCCTATCTAAATCTCCCTTGGCTTTCTGCTCATGGGATGAAACTCTTGAATATGTACAAATTGGTTTCTTTATAACCTTAACAGGTAAATAGACCTTCATATACTTATCAATATCGTCTTGAAGGTATCTCCTGTGGCCACCAACAGTTTTAATGGCTTTAAGCGTACCTTCATCGTCCCACCTACGTAGTGTCTTGGTTGAGACGGATAACAGACTTGCAGCTTCCTTAATTGTTATAAGTTTACTGCTCATCGTTTTCGTCCTTTAATATATTGTCTAGGTGACTTATTATTGTTGATTGAGATTTGTCCAATATTATCTGGAATTCCTCAACCGTAATGTCCTCATCCAATTCAAAAGTATGAGGGTATATATCACCATTATCAAGCTCGAACTCGGTCTTGCTTACTCTAATAACAGTGAATTTCTTTTTTTCTAATTGTGACATAATTGTTGTTAGTTTCTTTTTCATATATAAATATACAGAAGTTTCATAAAAGATACAATATTGTAAAAATATTTCTAAGATTGCCTAATTTTTTATTAGCAGTTGGTCAACCCTCAATAGTCACATACAATAATATGAAAAACCAACAAAGGACCCCTACTAAAAAGATTTGTCCAAACGGCTTGATACTTAAATCTATTGGTACAAACAACCATACTACAACAAATATCATATGACTAATGGCTATTATTGTCATATAGGCACCCATACTCAAGCCAATTCTTTCACCCCATGTTGTTTTATCAAATCTAGTAAGAAATAAACCTATAAATGATAATAAACTTAGTGGTATAATCAATATCCACATTAATACCAACCGCCAAAAATATGGACAAAGATTGGTGGGCATTTTATCTTGGTTGTAGAACCAGCGATAAAGCCTTGCTACTAGTGTTGTTGAGCTTAAGTTCATAATATTCTGATATTTTAGTTAATTAGTGCCAACGTTTTTTTAATTCAGCTTCAGTACCTAGTGTTTTAGGAAAGCTATCAACTATTTTCCATTCTAGTGTAAATACGTCAAATTGCATCTTCAGATTACATCTTTTACAAATACATTTGTTTGGTAATGATGGGAAATTGTATCGAAAATTATGGCCAAATAATTTACAAAACATTCTTATAATTTTACTTCCCATTTGATATATTTTGGGTGTATATACTTAGGAATCGTTGATGATACGACATCTTTAATCGAATCATTGGTAGTGTTCATAGTGAACACATCAACCACTTCTACTTCTACCAATTCATCATATACGCCCACGGTACGTACCTTGGTAAAGATATCATACTTTACGGTTTGAATACCATCATTCGATGTTCCAAAGGATAGACTATCACAGTATATTCCAATGTCACCTTTTTCTATGGGTATTATTGGCTTAAACCATGACTTGAACCATACGATGATGGCTATTTGATTTAAAGAATCATTTCTCATAAGTAGTTATTTATTTTGTTGATACAAAGGTAAGCAATTATTTTGAAACTACCAAACTTTTTCTAGCTTTAATAATTTATACGGTTATTAAGTTCCATCCCAGATATCTTATAGCCTAGTTGTTTATAATCTTCGATTAATTGATTGTGTTCACCCATAAGCTTAAGGTTTTCTTCATTATACTCATATACCCTTAGGCTAGATAATCTGCGCCCATCATACATCTTGGTCTTTTCTGGGAGTTCAACTACCTTCATTGGAAAATCCCAATATAGCTTTAGAATTACTTTCATATTTGAATATGTTTTGATATTAATTCTTCTATACAAGCCAATTCAGCTTCCTCGTATGTTGGTCTAATATATTTTAATCTATCATCACCAAATAAACGAATGGTGGATGCGATACGTTCATCGTTATCCTTAAAGGTATGCCAAGCATAACCTTCATCTACCTTGCTAATCTCTGAATCAGTATTATGTACCTGTCTAAACCATTTAAAGGCTTGCTGATATGTAGCGGCTGCAATAGGATTAAATTCTGTTTGCCTTTTATGGTGTGGGAAAACCAAATCAAACCCACCATAAGCATTAGAACAATACACAGCAAAACAATCTTCTTTAAACCCTAAACCCTCTATTGATTTAGCCTCTTTTGGTCGTAAGAATAAATCTTCCATATTATTTTAAGTTAATACTTCTTACAAAATCAATATGCTCTTTGCTCATAGGTGTGCCAGCGTGATTAAGTGTAAGAAAATTATCTAATATATCTTCATCAGTGGCAGACTCATCCATTTCACCATAAGCTAGGTTTGGATAAGCCATAAACCTACGCTGTGCATCAGTAGATAAGTCGTTCCAATAATTACCATGTAGGTCGGGAAACTTGTTCTCACAAAAATCTATAATAGCGTTAAACCTTTGCTTACCATCAACACAATCAAAACCATAACCAACACCAAACTCACGTTCTGCTTCTTGTAGTCTCTTAAAAGAATTGTACCTAAACAAGAATTTACCTATCTCAATACCTTGGTAAATACTTTCAATGAGTAATTGTTTCTGCTCTAGTGTCCAAACAAGACCACGTTGAAAATGATGCTTGTTACCTTCCTTGTCTTTTACATAAGGGTCAAAATTAACCCTAAATCCCCAATCATCACTATCATCAAAATTAAGCCTGTTTTTACTTCTCTTGTACCCTGCTTTAAATAATAGGCTGGATAAGTCTTGATTATAGAAGTTTATTCTGCGTTTTTCTTTACCAAAAGGATTATTACCACACTCGTAGGTTGTAGGTGATATATAAGCATTGGAAACCACTGCTATGGTTTGGTATTGTTTTGGAAAGTAAGTTTTCACAACATCCTTTAATTCAGTAGGAATCCTTGTGCTTTGATAATCAATATGTACATCACCATTTTCCAATTTATACACATCACCCTCTAACCTGAATACCTGTGGAACGGTAGTGGTTATGGTTTCTTTCTTTTTACCCCTACCAACGGTTTCGGTTTTGGTTGTATCGTAGTTTATAACTACACTAACCTTATCACCTATCTCAATAGGTTTAGCTAGTTTGGCTTCTATTTGTTCTTGCTTGTTCATATGACAAAGGTACATAATTATTTTGAAACTACCAAATATGGCTTAACATATTTTAAAAACTCTTCAACCCCCATATCACCTTTTTTACTGTTACATTTGCTACAACACACACAGACGTTAGATTCATCGAACACACCACCACCCTTACTAATAGGAATTATATGGTCAATAGTGGCCATCATATTATGTGGAACTTTCATACCGTTAAATTCTATTCGTAAGTTAGACTTTTTACAATAGCAACAAGTTAACTTACCATCTTTCTTTAACTTACGCTTCAGAAAGTTCCTAGAAAAGGATATCTTACGCATCTTGCCAGAAAATGATTTTACATTGGTTTCATCGTTATCGAAATAATGCTTTTTAAGTAGAACATATGATGCATATGTATTAGGTTCAGATACCTCAAAGTATATCTTATCGACATACTTGGTACTACCGCTACTGCTGCTATAAATTACCTTGTGTATCATAACGCTAGATTTAGAACACAAAGGTAAATAATAAAAAGGATAAAACCAAATCTGAGTTAAGGTTTTATATGAAATAGGTTTGTAAGGCTTTATAAACATCTCTGAGATGCTTCTTATTCTCGTATACTGCCATGAATGTGCCTAGGGGTTTTTGTGTGATAAATAACGTTCTAGCGAAGTAATTATCAACAAAGAATCTTGATTGACAAGGCTCAAGGATATCGGCATAATCAGCGTCTGAGGTAATTAACCCACATATCCAACCCTTCTTGGTCTTTTTAAGCAACACATATGGGTGACGAAATATCTCGTGCATAAACACATCACCAACAAGATATTCTGAAGGCTTTGTCTTAGAACCAATACTTGGCAAACATGATACCCAAGATAAAATAACTTCTTTATCTAGGGTCTTGCTTTCGTTAATCTTTTTAGTTAAAATAACCTTATCCATAACTTATTTTGTTTTAGAATACAAAGGTAAAACAAATAATTCTACTGGATTTCGAATAATGGTATGGCTTCCATAACTCTATACTTCGATGTCACCGCTTGTTTATCAAGGTTACGGTTAAAGTTTAATAGCAGCATTAATTCAAATGCTTCAGCATAGTCAATCGACTTAACGTTATGGCTAAGCGATATTCCGTTGCCATCATCCAATAATGATATACGTTCTTCACCTCTTACTGATTCTGTCCATGTATGGCTATGTGATAGCGATAGAGTTATTTCTGTGCCTATATTGGTATCCTTTACAGTAATATCATATTCGTGCTCACCATCTTCGTTTAAAACGATAAATGTTTTATTATTTAATCTCATTCTACTTTATTTTAAAACATGTTAATTTAAACAATACATAAAATTATGACCATCAATTTCTGGTGAAATAAACATATTTGCTTCGTGGTACTCAATTGCATCATTTAAAACCTTAATGTTTAAGTCTAGATAGAACAATTGTTCGTCTATTTCAGACATAATATTTTTGCTGAAGGTTGGCAAACTTTCATCTGACATCTCTACTAAATTATTCTGTAATTCAGTATTTATATCTATTAGTGTTTGAACCATCTCACAAATTTCATAGAGACTAAGGTTATTAACCACGTCAGATAAAGATAACAAGCTAGTATTTAGTTTCATATGTTAGTTTTAGTAAGGTGTGTGATTCTTTTTATAATTCTCAATATTCCATCTTATTTTTTCTTGATGATAAGCTTCTGCTTCACGTTCATCTTTAAGCGTTGTTATTTCATTAACCCAACCTAAATTATTGCTAGTTACCTCACGGCTAACAACGAACCCGATAAACCCTATAAGTATAATAAACAAATATGTTATACCCATATTACCACCTATTTTATTCGTTATATCTACTTTTTGTGTAGTACTTAGGTCATCATAATCACATTTCATGTCAGTATATGGTTTTAATATATAATCTTGTATTAGACTACCGAAGGTCATTAGTACAAGACTTATTAATAACGAAATAATGTTTGCTGAGACGAACCAATTAATAGCAGCCTCATCAAAAAATATTTTCGTTGCTCTCAAGCATAGCCAGCCATGATTAAAATCATATAATACATAAGCTGATATCAAACCAGCTATTACATACATGACTCTAGCTCGTATATGGCCTGTAAATAGTAATAACAACACTATCAATGGCGATAAGGCGCTTAACACGATTAATCCAAATATGAATGGAACCATCCATCTACCAAACTCCAGTGTCGCAAGCGTATCATAATCCCATTCTTCAACTCTAATATTACCCTTAGAGTCCATACCGCCTTTTAAAACGTTTCTAGGTTTAAATTCCATAATAATTATTGGTTTGTTATGTAAAGGTACACAAAATAAACGAAACTTACAAACTATGGGTTATCTTTTTTTCAATAACGATGCTAATTTGTTGTTTAGCATTGTAATTGTTGACCTAATAATACGATATTCCTCATCAGTATAGATTGGGGTTTCAGTTAACATATCGTTTATAAGCCTGTCACTCAACTTAACATAAGTATTCTTTAAGTCGTTAACCGATAAGGCTGTTAATTGTGCGTTGGTCATTACACCATCTTGATTTGTAACATCATTCATAATAGCAGCCTTGCCATAACGTCTTGGTAGAACTTTTTCTACCTTATTCTTAGTGGGAACTGAGTTAGGGGTAACCGATACTGGTTCGGTAGTTGCATTCATATTTTTACGTAGGTATTCATACCTATTAATAAGACTGTCCTTAGTTAGGACTACCTTATCAAATATGTTACGAACCAAGTTCGTTGTGGCTAAGCTAAGATTACCTTCTTTTGCTTGTGCTATTAATAAGGTAATAGGTACTTGAACCTCGCTGGTGAATATGGATTTTAAATCCTCATCATCTTGAATAAGAATCAAGGCTGCGGCCTCATTAAATTCTACTTCTTTTATTATTTCGATGTTAGTGCTCATATGCTCTCGCTTTTAGTACAATAGCAAAGGTAAGTAATTAATTCGATAAAACCAAATAAAGCTAAAAAAACTTTTTACTTGGAAATGTCATTTTAATTACTTACCTTTGTAAGCTGATTCTAGTACATATAGGGTTAATTCTTCGTATTTAGGTACGAAGCAGGGTTGTTAATTACCTTCATAATGGTTCCCAGTTCTTCGTCATTGAATTGATACAGACCACCTTCTTCATTTTTTTCCCTACGCAATTTTTTGGAAAACAAAGACCTATCGGTAGCATTATCAGAACTACCAAGGCCAGCAGCTGCCATTACTTGGTTAGCCTTTAGCATAGTACCATCTAATTTACGCTGAATTTCGGCATAATCCTTCTCGGTATTTTTATTTTTTTTTCCAGTCTTTTTATCTTCCCCCTCAGTTACGTTTAACGATTCTCTGAGTATTGCTTTAATAATATTTTTTTCCATTTGTTTTGGTTCTTACTAATAAATATCTAAATTATTACAGAAAAACATATAGATTACGACTAACATGTACACAAATGTGTACTTATTAATACATGATATATGATGGTATTTCATTGCGTAATATTAGTAATGATTTATCTCGTATCTGTCTAACCATTTCACGACTAATATCATATTCTTCAGATAAATCTGAAAGGCTTCTAGGTATATTACCATCTAAGCCATATAAGGCAGACATAATCTTACGATTTCTAGGTTTAAGCTTATCTAACCCAATTGAAATTTGATTCTTAAGGTCTCTGTAATTGATGTCGTAATCTGTCGGTTTAAATATTGATTCATCGGATATGGTATCTAGCAACGTAGTGCCGTTAGTCTCATCAATTTCAGAATCCAAAGATGCAACGTTATATGTATTGAACATAGATATATTATTATATTCTTCTATGGTCCTTATTTCTTTATCATCTGATTCTTTTTTTGTTTCAGCATTATAGGAATAAAACATTTCATCTGGTGTAACTTGGCGATTATGGGTTTGTTCAAATTCCCTCATCTTTTTAGTAAATTTCGCTAATTCATTAACCCTATTAGCTGGTAAGTGTACCAAGCGACCATAGTTTAATATGTGTTCCATTATAGTCTTACGAATCCAAAATACTGCATACGAGATAAACTTGTTACCAGTAGTTGGGTCAAACTTATGTGCGGCATTTATTAATCCAATATTCCCTTCATTTACCAAGTCATTCAATGGGTGTTGCGTGTTTGCGTATTGCTTGGCAACGCTAACGACAAAACGTAAATTTCGTTTAACTAACTCATCAAGTGCCTTGTTATCACCATTACTAGCCTTGATAGCACAAGCCATCTCCTGTTCTGGAGTAAAGGCTTTTATCGATGATATCTCCTTTAGATAAGACTGAAAAGCCTCTGTATCTAGGGCAGTTATTCTATTTTGAATTTTAAACTTCCTCATAATCTATCTTGTTTTATATTGTTTCGTTATAATTAAATCTTTCGCTTTAGGTCTCTTTCTAAATCCTTATTCTTAAGCGTTTCTCGCTTGTCATAAGTCTTTTTACCTTTAGCCAAACCAATTTCAAACTTAATGAAGCCAGTATCAGACAATAGGATAGCTAGAGGAACTATTGTTAGCCCTTTTTGCTTTACTTTATCCGATAAATCGCTGATTTCCTTTTTTGTTAGTAATAGTTTACGCTCCCTAAGTGGGTCATGGTTATAATATTTACCCCCTTGCTTGTGTTCGGACACATGCATATTTCTTATAAATACTTCAGAATTAGTAATAACACAAAATGCTTCCGTTATATTAACGTTATTTGCCTTAATTGACTTGACCTCAGTACCCTTCAACTGAATACCAGCAACGTATGTTTCAAGTATCTGATACTCATAATATGCCTTACGATTATTCGTTATTTGCTTGCTCATCGTAATTATGTTTTTTTAATTGTGTTAACCTTACCAATTATTCATGGGTATCCTTAGTGACCAAATTAACTAAGATACTATCACCAAGCTTATGTTTATTGCTGGTTAAGTATAGTGTTGGACCGTACTTGGTATGATAGGTCCAAATAGTATCAGGTACGAAGGTATATTTACATCTAGTACTAACCGAATCAATTACTACCAATTCAGTCTTACTCTTTATCTTAGGTGTAAATCTATTATTTAAACATAACGATATCCACATAATATAGATTATGGAAAAGATAATTAATAAACTAAAAATTATACGATTAAGTGTCATAGCCTATATCATTTTTGCTTTTGTAAAGGTAATGAATTTTTCTAGAAAAACAAAAAGATTTGGAAAATTTATTTTAAATCCAGTGAATTACGTTCTTCCTCGGTAAGCTTAGCTAAAGCTATGTCCCTTAATTCTTTTTTAGCAGCTTTAGCTAACTCAGCTGATATTCTGGCATTATCAGCGGCCTCATGTTCTTCCCACCAATCAGCCAGTCTACGAGATGCAGGTACCTTAGCATTATACACTACCTTATCAAAGGTTTCTGCATCTAGCTTACGTAACTCAGAACATAGTTCAGCTACCCACCTATCACCCTCTGATTTATCAAAATATATATCTTTACTAGCCTTAATTAAGGCACCTGTACGTGGTTTTTCTATTACTGAGTAAAGATAAACTAGGTTATTAACCGTATCTTTAATTTGTTGTTCATAACCAGTTGGTTCCATGTAATCACTTCTACATCCCATAATACTTTATTTTTATATTGTTAATTAATCATATTTAAATGACCCAACTTTTAGATTTGAACCATCGATTATTAAGTACTGGTTTATATCACCAAGACAATCAATCATTACCAAATTTTCTTTAAATCTAATGTGACTAACATTGGTGTGGCCGACAATACATGTAATACCTTCAACCATATCGTCCAATAATGCTTCTGGTCTAACCCAAATTGGTGTCTGTGTAATATCATTACCAGTAGAGCTAGCATACTCACCAGCTGTAAATTTAAATACATTTGGTTTATAATAGAACAAATCATTAATTTCATCTACAAATGTATCATTAACCAATGGATATGATTCTAAGTTAGCGCTAGCCCATGTCTTAGTTATTCCAGCATGACTAATAAAATAGGTATCTACAAGATAACACATTTGTAATAGACCATCTCTGATAGCTGCGTTTATTTCCTCACCAAAGCTAATCGCATAGGCAGCTTGATAGCCAGAATATGTTTCACCAACTCCATTGATATAATGAAAATCATGATTACCTGTTAGTAAGATTACCTTTTCTGGGTATGCTTTTTTAAAGGCTATGATATCTCTGAAGTTTTCTAATTGTTGTTGACCAGTAATATTGGGGCCTCTGGAATCAAAATAATCACCAATAAACACCCATTTGTCAACGGATGAATCAGTTATTATCTTTTCCCAAGATTTTCTACCATGTATATCACCTATGATACCTATCCTCATATTCTAATTTTTAACAACGATAAATTCTACCACCACCCTGATATGTAAGGTCAGATACCTTGGGTCCGTTTTGACCAGTTGAAACGTCAGTTTCTGGTGCCTCCTTAACTGGTTCTTCAATCTTATCAGCAACATGCTCAAATAGGTTAAATAACCTATTCTTAATGACATTGGTCTTAGATATATTGAAGCCATCTTCACCAACCGCCTCGATGTAGCCATCAAGCCACACAACAAATGTTTGTAGTTTATCCATGTCTTAACACTTAACGATTAAAGATGTCGTTTGAGTTGGTATACTTTCAGGTTTATTAATGTTTAAACCACTTAATGGGTGTTTACCATCATGAATATTTTGAAAAATGGTCCGAACCTCTAAATTATCAGAATACGATGGGTCAATTTCATGAAGAAATACTAACTTTAAGTGATTCTTAATTTTCTGTACTTGTTCAACGCTTAACGGCTTATCTTTTTCAGATAATTCAAAAAATCCGTTTAACCAGTATATAAATTGGTCGCTTTTCATTGTGTTTAGTTTTATATTAATTAGTTAGTTATCTCAGTAATCAAGGCATCAACAGATGAGGCTTCTAGTACACCGACTGCCTTAGCTCGGCCACCATTAAAAAAAACCATGTATTGGTCTCTAGGTATACCATACCAAGTATTGGTATACGTGTTATACCACAATATGTAATCATGTAAATTTTCCATTTTATATTTTTATATTTAAATTATTATTTTTTAACCAAGTTAATCGTAATAGGGTCATTAACCATATCATAGTGATAATCCAAAACGGATGCATTAATTAGGTTAACATCACCCATTCTAGCAATACCATACCCCTCATGTATATGTCCCGATACATGTAACCGCAAATCACTTAAGGTCTTCACCCTATCCAGTAAGTTAGGGCAACCAGCTAGGTCACCTCTAACAGTTGCATCAAGATATCCATATACAGGCCCGTGTGTAATCAAGATTTCTGTGTCATTAGGTATCAAATCCCAATGCTTAATGATATCTTTACTATTACGATTAAAAGCCCAATTATAGAACCATGGCTGCACTGGACTACCCCATATCTTAAAGCCTTCTATTTCAATACCAGAATCATTAAGATATGTAATGCTTGGGTATTCAGCAAGCAATGCATCTATTTCATATTCTGGTGCACGTTCAAAAAAGAAATCATGATTACCAGCAATTAATATCTTATACTTATATGGTAGCTTAGAAAACCAATCTAGAAAATCACGTATTTCAGATTTATTTCCCCGTCCACTAATATCACCAGCGTGAATAATCATATCGATTTTACCATCTTCATTATTAATTAAATGTGATGGTATTTCTAGGTGTTTTGTGTGAGTATCTGAGATACAAATTATTTCCATATATCTAATAGTATTTTACCGTTACGCAATAACTTCTCAAATTGCCAAGGTAAATAGTCTTGGTGGTGTTGCATATAGGTTTCTCGCTTAAGGTTATCATTTAATGATGTACCAAAGTCAGACTCAACCGATTCCACTTCCACCATTAAATCTGATACCTCACGTTCTAATGAAGGTATTTCATCATTTAGGTCTGAAATTTCATCTTCATAATCATCGATACCACGACCATCATTTAATATTGCATATAAAATATCACGCTCTTCTTCGAGTAAATAAACCAATGACTGCTCGTTACCCTTATTAAGGATATCCTCAGTAAGTCGCTTCGTGTTACTAAAGTTATCGTCTAGAAACTTAGCCAATAGTTCTTGAAAGCTTTTAAATTCTGTATCGGTCATTAAGATTGGTTTTTACAAAGGTACTAAATATTTTCGAGACTAACAAACATTTTTAAAAATTTCTCATAGCTTTTTCTGATGCTAAGTATATATTTTCTTGATACCATTTACGATAACTATGTAAACAGTAATCTTTAATAGATTTTCCATATGGTATGCCATACGCTTCACCAAAATTTTCTTTAATATCGGTAATCCTAATTTTACCATACTTACTATGAACTACCTCCCAATTACTTTGCCCTAATACTAACGTACAATCGTTAAAAAATACATTAATTTCATTGGTGATAATACATGTATTATGTGATAACCATTTTTTATATATAGTATCTAACTCTTTAGTACCATTAAATATGATATGTAACTCATTATGTATATTATAACACTTAGAACCATGTCTACTACCAACCTCAAAACTATTTGTCTTTGGGTTATATTCAGTAATTAGAAAGTTACGATTTAAGTATTTAAATACTATTTCCTCGTCTGTCATAATGTCATTAAGGCCAAATTAATATTTTTCTTGGCAACATCAACAGATTTAACTATAACCATAACTTCATCACCAAGTCTTATTATCTTACCACTACTGCTCTTAACCAAATAGTTAGCAACATCAACGGTATATGATTCACCATTGATATCAGATAAACGAACCAATCCTTCACATCGATTCTCTTTTATTTCGATGAACAAGCCGTAATCTGTAACTGATGTTACAATACCAGTATAAACACGATTAACTCGTTCTAATATATACACGCACTGCATATACTTAATCGAATCTCGCTCGGCCTTTTGAGACTTACGTTCACGCTCAGATAAATAGTTACACTTGGTATCTAATTTATCTAACTTAACGTTGTTCTTATTAGATTGATATGTATACAATAACCTATGTACCATTACATCTGGATACCTACGAATAGGTGATGTAAAATGGGTATAATCCTTAAAGCCAAGACCATAATGGCCCACATTATGAGTTCTATAGTCAGCCTTTTGCATTGTTCTTACCACCAAGTTATTGATAATATCTTCCTCTGGTGTATCCTTTACATCAATCAATAATTGATTAAGAGATTTAGTTATAGCAGCTGAATCCTCAATCTTAATATCATATCCAAATTGCTTGATATAATCCTTAAGTTGATTCAATTTTTCTTCACTAGGTTTATCATGCGCACGATTAACCATCGGAAGTCCCTTAGAATTAATGAATTGAGCTACATGTCTGTTGGCTAATAACATAAACTCTTCAATCAATTTATTTGAGTCTTTAGAAGACTTAAATAATATGTCAACTGGCTTGTTATTCTCATCCAATTTGAATCGAACTTCATGCTTATCAAATGATATAGAACCCTTACCTAAGCGAACCTTACGCATCTTCTTAGCCATCTTATCCAAGATAAGAACAGCACTGGTAAGTTGCATATCTAAAATAGGGTCACCAGTATTTAGTTTAGGTAATCTAGTCTCTATTACTTCTTGAGCTTCCTCATAGGTAAACCTATGGTCAGAATTAATAACGGTTCTACCAAACCATTCATCTGTCACGTGGCCATTTTGGTCCAATTTAAAGACCGCTGAGAAGCATAGCTTATCTTCCAATGGTCTTAATGAACAAAGGCCATTAGATAGCCTTTCTGGAAGCATAGGCACACATCTATCAACTAGATACACGCTGGTACCTCTAGCATAAGCTTCTTTATCCAATTCTGTATCTGGACGTAAATAATATGATACATCGGCAATATGTATACCAACCTCTAATATTCCATCAATAAATTGAACGGATAATGCATCATCGAAATCCTTTGCATCAGCTGGGTCAATCGTGAAGGTTAATACATGACGCATATCTCTACGCTTATCTATTTCAACCTGTGTGATAACATCTGAAATTGCTTCAGATTCATCTAAGACATCAATAGAAAACTCATATGGTAGGTTGTATTCCTCTAGAATGCTATGTATTTCTGTTTCGTGTTCACCAGAATTACCAATGATACGTATGACCTCACCATTAGGGTTCTTAGCGTTATCTTTCCATTCAGTTAATCTAATGACTACCTTTTGTCCATCAGTAGAACCAAGCAATTTATTCTTTGGTATAAAGAAATCTGTTGATAGCTTGCTGCTAAGTGGTACAAAGAACGCATGACGTTCAGATATTTGTATCGTACCAATAAACTCAGTCTTGAACCGAGTTACTATCTCAATTACCTCACCTTCAAGTGCTCGTTCCCTTCCTTCAAGGACTCGAATCTTTACGATGTCAAGGTGCAATGCTTTATTAACGTTGTTCTTGTTAATGTAAATGTCTTTAGGTATATCTGGACTCACTAAATAAGCGGAACCGCTTACATTCATACTCAACTTACCTTCAATTATATCTCCTAATTCTATCATATTATACGGTTTAGTGATTTCCACTAATAATTACATTAATCTTGAAGTCTTTAAGCCTTCCACTTAAACACTGTTGCTTACCCCATTCTTCAAACTTCGGTATGTGGTCTAACCTATCATCAGAAAGTTCCACCACCTCAACCGTAGGATATTTATCAAGCAAGCTATTAAGCGTATTTATCTTAACAACATCGGTACTACCACCAGTATTAAAGTGATACTCGTCAAAATGAAGATTCTTAGAATCCAAGACCCTCTTAACCAAGTCACCCAATTTTGACATACGACCAGTCAACAATACCGTTAGGGTATTAGGATTAGCTCTTTCTCGTTGATAATCAGCCACAACATGGTCAACCACTGGCATATCGAAGATATCAATATCCAAAGAGTCAGCTTGACCCCACCATCCCTTATGTGGCCATTCTTGGCCAGTCTTAGCCTTATAGGTTATACGACCCTCATCTGGTAGAGGTGTATTTACTATCGTCCCGTCAAAATCCACGACATATAATTTAGTTATCGTTGCCATTAGTTTCTTGTTTAATTCTATTAAATAGTTTATTATATTTAGGACCATCTAAGGCGACCCTACATTTAAAATCACCCCAATTTTCTTTAAATAGAGCAATTTCGCCAAAACAATGATGTGGAGTTTGTACAGCATCTTTAATACAACGCCAGATAAAACTAAAAAACCACCAGATATATATTACTTTAAACCTAGCCATTTCTTTATCTTAATTAAGAGATTATCTTCAGCTTTTTCAACCATTAAAGCACCCATTATGCGCTTGGTGGCCGAACCAATCAATAGCTTGGTTATCGGGCCGTGCGAGTTTATCGTTTGCCTCAAGGCACCACTAATCTTACGAGACTCAGCAGTTCTTTTCCTGTTTAGTTTTTCAATACTAGATAAGTTATCTTTTTGGTATTCATCGAATACCTCTAGAATACCTTCAATATCATTGGTTAAGACCAGAGTCTCTAGTCTGGTTCTTAATTTATTACGCCTAGTATTTATCCAAATAATTTTCATTGTTACAAAGGTACTAATTTAATTTAACAGTTGCAAGTTTTATCCCTGTTTAGTTTTATTGGTTTAAAACTTCAATAGTTACTAATTCTTAGGAAATTTAATGAAATTAACCTTCCTTTAATTAATTTTATTGGTTAGAGAGACTATAAACACCTCTATTATGAATATTGATGCTGGCGTTTACGTCAGCATCATTTTCATAACCACAGACAATACAATTAAAGGCTTCGCCTTTTCTATTGTTTTTATCTATATGACCACATGCGGAGCATGTTTGTGATGTATATGCTGGTGAAACCTTCACCAGATTAATTCCATATTCATCAGTAATTCTTTCTAATTTAAGTATAGTCTTAGTATAAGACCATCTTTGTATTTTATTATTAAAATATTTTTTACCGGTTTTAACTGATTTTAGATCTTCTATAATTAAATCCTTTATATTATTTAATGGTAATTCATTACATATTTTGTTAATTTCATTATCCCTATGGGATAATGCTTTTTTAAATGCTTTACTACCTTGTTTCTTTCTACTTATTTTATTGTATATTTCAGTTAATTCACCATTATATTTATTTCCATTATTATCACATAAGAGTTTATTATAACCCATATCCAATCCTAATGAAGAACCTTCGGTTCTTTTATTAGGATTTTCTTTAAACCATATTAAACTTATGTAATAATCATTATTAACTTTTCTAATCTGAATATTATTTCTTAAATTAAATCCTTCAGATAATAATTTATTAGAATGTTTATGATTATTTAATGGAATATTAATTTGCAATGCTCTAGTACCTTTATCATTAAAATAAGGTAGCTTAAGATTAATAAAAGAATTAAAATGATTACCTGATTTTATATTAAAGAATCTTTCATCTAAATTAATAGATAAATTATTTAGATTAGGTATTTTAAAATATTTAGATTTAATAATAGATTTAAGATTTAGATTACTATATTTTATTTTAATAAATGAAGAATCAGGATGATTCTTCATCATATATGAATATATTTTTTTATAGTTATTATATCTTTTTTTATTAGCTTTATCTAATTGACTTCTTATTATAGAAGATGCTTGTTTATAAATTAATTGTTTATATCTACTATGGTTAATAGTTTCAGATGGTAAATCTTTAGAGGATAAATTAATTTTAAGTGGTAATATTCCATCTATTATATAATTCATATAAGTTAATAAATCAGACTTATAATCAATAAATAATTTATCGAGGGAAGCAAGCTTCCCTTGATTACAATTTTTGATTATATGTTTAGATGATTTAATCATTTATGATTAATTTACCATTTAAATCTTTTTCTATTAATAATCTAATTCGCTCAGACATATTAAAATTATTATTTTTGCAATAAGATTTATATTCTAGTTTAGAATTAGGTTCAATTCTAATATTAATATCATTAATTTTTTTTATTTTGTCCATACTTATAAATATATCATAAAATCACAAAAAACATCTTTTTTTAAAAAAAAATGAAAATTTACTTTGAAATTTCATTTAAAAACCTTATTTTTAAGTTATAAATACAATACTACTTGGTGGGATATTTTCGTGAGTGTATACTCCACCGTCAAATTGTGTGTCCATTAAAAAAACATTTTTCAAATCCTTTGTTTTTATTCTTAACATTACAGGCTCTTTAATAAAGTCACCACCTAAAAATAACCCCATGATTTCATTAGCAGCATCTAAGTTTTTTGCTAAATAAATTCTTTCTGGATGATACCCGATTTTTGATTTTGTCTTTGGGGTTAAGCCAATTTTTAAGATTTTAGGTAAATTAACTTTTTCTGTTACATGATATAAATAATCATCAATGTCAAATGTCCTTAAATCAAATTTTGGTTCAAATCTTACACTACTAATAATATCATTTTTACCAACCTTTGTGGTAGAGGTACCATCATCAAGATAATATGCAGAAATAAAATAACCCATGTTATTCATAAACTTAAATAGGTTATCATGGTTGGTGTTTCTATAAATAAAATACACTATAATCGTTTTATAATCCTTATAGACTTTGACTCTATAAATGTTACCCATAAACTTCTGGATATAATTTACAGTATAATCCAAGCTATGAGTCATAGTTAAACCTTCACCTAGATATTGTTTCTCTTCTGCTCTATTCAAGAATTCTTTAACTTTGTACTTGATAAATTTATCTAACATAACGTTTTATTAATAAATATTATAGAAACACAAATTGATTTAATTTTTAGTTGCTACAAAGGTACTAATTTATTCTTAATTTTCCAAATTATTCTACATATTCATCCTCGTACTAGCAGTATATGCGTAATCCATACAAAATGATGTCTCTATGGGTTCTTCATCTAAAATTCTCCGAATCGCTTCCATAACAGGTAATTTATCTGTTACCAACCAATAAAACTCCAAGTCAACATCTGGTCGTATATTGCTGCCCCAATTATCAACATATAACCTAGCATCTTCCTCAGTAATAACGAATAAACGAACTAGTTCGTTTATTAATTTAACTGAATATACAGGCCTAACATATCGACTAGTATCACCAATTAAATAAACACCATCATTACCAACCGAACTCCTACGAATTTCAAAATTTTTACTTAGATAAGACTGTACATATTTTTCCATGTACAATTATACTATCAGTAATATATTATGTCAAGGTTTATTTTTTAAAGGGTTTTATCGTGACGAACATTCTTTTACCCTCAAGCTTTGGCATGGCTTCAGCTACACCATATTCTTCAAGGTCAACCAATAGCTTTAAGATTAATGTCTCACCCTTGGTTACGTGAATCATTTCACGCCCCTTAAATTGCATTGAAATCTTAACCTTTTTAATAAAAATCTTGTTTAAATACTATTTTTTCTAATTTACCATATATTTATAATAAAAAAATATTATGGCACGACCTAAATTATTAAAAGACGAAAAAAAGATAAAACTTAGTATAACATTATCTAAAGATGTTAATTTAATATTAGAAAAATTAACAAAAAATAAATCTAAATTTATTGAGGAATTAATTAAAAATTTATAAAATATGACACCAGAAGAGAAAATACAACATAGAAAAGAATATAATACAAAATGGCGTGAAGCTAATAAAGAACGCATTAAAAAAGAAGCAGCTGAACGCAGTAGATTATGGTATAATGAAAATAAAGACAAAGCTAAAGAAACACAAAGAAAATACTATCAAGATAATATCGATAGTTTTAAAAATAAAAGTAAAAATTATCGTGTAAATAATTCAGATAAAATAAAAGAATATCAAAAAAATTATAGAAAAAACAATAATGAAAAACGAAACGAATATAATAAAAATAGACGATTAAATGACCCACTATATAAGCTAACAACAAATATTAGGTCAAGCATTAATCAAGCTTTTAGAAGAAATTCATACACTAAAAAATCAAAAACTGCTGAAATATTAGGTTGTACTTTTGATGAATTTAAACAACATCTAGAATCTAGATTTGAATCATGGATGACATGGGATAATCATGGATTGTACAACGGTGAATTAAATTACGGTTGGGATATTGACCATATGATTCCATTAAGTAGTGTAAAAACGGAAAAAGAATTGATTAAATTATGTCACTTCACCAATATCAAACCGTTATGTAGTCGCATAAATAGAGATATTAAAAAAAATACATTTATTTCTTAGAAATTGGTTTAAGATATCCAATAATTTTTTTACCTTCAAGCTTTGGCATTCCTTCCGCAACGCCAAATTTATCTAATTCTAATATAAATTTAAGTATAACTTCCATACCTTTATCGGTAAACAACATCTCACGGCCTTTAAATTCCATTGAAAGTTTTATCTTATGGCCAATCTTAAGAAAATTTTCAGCATGTTTAATTCGATAATCTAAATCATTTTGTCCAATTTTATAAGAAAGTTTGATTTCCTTAGTGTTTAAGGTTTTTTGTTTTTGTTGTTTATTTTGATTGTAAACATATTTTTCATAATTCATAATCTTGCATACAGGTGGCTGAGCATTTGGATTTATAAGTACCAAATCCATATCTTGAGACTCAGCCATCGTTAGAGCTTCTGATAATGGCATAATACCTACATCTGAAATCCTAACGTCAGTCCCACGAATTTCCTTATTGATTAAGTGTTGTTTTTTACTCTTTTGCATTTATATTAATGATTTTATTTTTTTAATAACTTCTTCAATGGTATTAACTTGTGTTACATCATACATCTCACAAACAATATCAACGTTCCCCTTGCGCCAAAATGGTTCAGGACAGCATACAATAAGCTTACCACTACTAGCGTATAATCCAAGCTCTAATAGTGATATTGGTGACTTGGTGTTTGGGTCGAAGTACATTATAATAATATCAGCCACTTCTAGTCCCAATAGTTCCCATAGAACTTGTTGTCTAAACTCTGGATTGGTGGCCTTTTGCTCCCAAGATGAATCCCAATCACTACGCCTTGGGTTGAGAAACTGAATCTTTTCATCTTCAAGTGCCTTGATAATGTCTTGCTGCCAATCACTAGCCTTCCCACTATCTGGTAAACCAATACTACCACCTAAGAAAATTGATGTATAACCATCCTTCTTTGTATGGGTATTCGGTGCTTGTATTTCAATTGCTTTTTTCATATTAATTTAAGTTATAACCATTTGGTTCATTATCATCGTAGTATCCATCATCATCGTCCTCATTGGAAATAATGATGTTCTCGATAATCTCATCAAGTTCATCTAATACGTTTATTTCTAATTTGCCATTGGCATCATTATATTCAAGGGTAATAACGTATTCACCCATTATTATTTTCTTGTTTAGTTTCATAATACCTATATTTATTTATAAGTATCATTCTTTTGTATAAAGGTTTTAACCTTAAGTTTTCTAGTCTTATCATTTTTGATGACCTCAATTGAATCTTCGCTTATAACCCTAGTAATTTCACCAAAATGAGACCAACCGTCCTCAAATTCCATTTCAATATGTTTATCCATAAATGGTGGAATCACGCTCAGACTAGTACTACTACGAACCTTTAATACATATTCATCATCTATTTCTTCATAAACCTCGTGACCAATTAAATTTTTCCGTACATTAAATACATCAGCAAAGTATTCTGGACCTTCATTATACATATTTACCTCAGCTAAGATACTTTTAACAATATCAACCGTTATAAAGTTTAATTGTGAAATGAAAAGAATGGTTTCTTCCTTAAGTGCTGTATTGATTAATAAATCATCAACAATTTCCTCAATAACACTTGGTGTTAAGTCGCTAAACTCTTTCAAATAACGAACACGACTTGGACGTTGCAATAAATTTTCGTCAATTCGTAATTCATTGGTGGTTAAAATAAAAACACGTCTAAATTCTGAATTAAGTGCACCATCCATAATCGTTAACAAATCATGTGATTTATTAAAAATCTTTTCATATTCATCAACAAATACCGTTATATTCTGTGGAATTGAATTCAAAAATTCGGTAACGCCTAGATAATTTTCAGATACCAATATAATTGGCTGGTTTAATTGATTGGCAATTAATTTCGAGGATACGGTTTTTCCTGTACCCTTAAGTCCATTCAATAATATACCAATATTACCATATGTTGTATTGGTATATGTGTGAACCACACGATTAATTAATTTGGTTTCTAGACCATATATCTTATAATTAAAATCAAATTTATCCGAAACCTTAGTTAGGTATAATCCAGTTATATCCGAATAGTTAACTTGATAAACCACATTATCTAACCTCTCAAGGCTTGGTTGTTTTTCTTGTAAAAATAATGCATTTTCACTACCAGACCAAATCATTTTTACCTTGCTCATATTTACTTATTTTCGTTGATTAATTTTTCTTTTTCTTTTCTTGTTAATTGCTTTATTCTATATTCCTCTTTGCTAGCTAAGCTACGGTCTATAGCTTCAAAGCTAACCATAAGTCTTACGGGCCTTCGTACACGTGTGTATTTGGCTCCAGTTCCATTATTATGTGCCAGTATTCGCTTTTCTAAGTCGTTGGTTATACCAGTATAATATGTCCCATCATTACACTCTAAGATGTATACGAACCACATTATTTACCAGCAATTATTTCTTTGATTCTAGGTATACACATGGCTTGGGTTTCATGCAACAAGTTAATTGATTCGTCTAACCCAACCCACATCCAGTTGTCCATCTCAGGGAAACCACCACGTTCTGGTGAAACAAAAGAATTACACTTCAAATCAAACTTTGACCAATCAAGTGTACCAGAGTTTCGTTCTAATAATAGAAATGGGTGAAGTATCTTCTTCTTGGTGGTATACTCAACCGAATCCAATTGACGTAAGCCATTGGTTTCTAATATCCTAATATTACATTCTTCATACGTTTCACGTATGGCAGCTTCTATAAGCGTTTCGCCAGTATCTAATCGACCCTTGGGTATTGACCAAAAGTCTGGCTTATGATTTGTTGGATGACAAACCAATAACTTATTACTATTGTTAACTAAAAATATACCAGCACATATAGCTTTCATATTATAGTAGTTTTGTTCCAGCAGTATAAACACTTAAACTTAAAGCGACTTCACCTGATGGTTTTTCACCAACTAGTATCATCGCTTGACTCTCAACACCTTTTATCATAGTTGGTTCTAGATTTGTAATGAATGGGAATAACCCACCCACAAAATCTAATGCTTTATGTGTCTTACCTAAGTTGGTAAATACCGTGCGAACATCTCCATCACCAAAGTCTACGGTTAATTTTAAGCCATAGCTCTTTGGAACTAACTCAGCATCAGTTACCATACCAATCTTTATTGATAATTGCTTCTCTATTTCTAGGAAATCAATAAAGCTTATTTGTTCTTTTGTTTCCATAATTATATTTTAATCTTCTTCTACTTCTTCTGGTAAGATACCCAACCATGGTTTCTTCTCCATTTTAAATCTTAAATTTTCCTTAGCAAGTACTATATTAAAGTACTTCTTTACGCCTGTTATTTCTTCACCAAGCCATGATGGTTTAACCCAACTATTCATGGCTTCTATGCTTTCAAATTCAACCTCACAAAACTTCATATCATTTGGGAAGGTATCAATATCATAATGATACTGACCATCTTTAAACGTAGCTCTGAGTTTTTCAAGGGTTAGTGTTAACTTATTATATATTTCGTGTCCTTCAGCCATTGGAATTTCATACTCAAACTCATCCCTAATAATATCCTCAGTAAACTTAATACCTATAACAGCATTATTATCTGTAAGTCTTATTCTAACTTGTTTATCTTTCTCAGCTAGGAGATAACCTTGTTTAATTTTGTAAATCCTATAACTACCAGTTATTGGTACTTCAATATCAGAATTTAATAAAAACTTACGTTCAATTTCTTTACCCATCTTAAGTGGATTGATTTTTAGTAATCATACAAAGGTACTAAATTATCTTGAGATAAACAAACCTTTTAAAAAAGTATTCACTTTTTTATTTAAATGTCGTAAACTCATTATTAATGAAGTTAATGTGTTGTGCACGTCCATCATTATGAATTATAACATGGCTTTGTAACCAAGTACTTGGCCCTTGATTGTAACCGACACGTAAGTGTGTGCTGGTACCAACAGCCAAAGCACCGTCCTTACGTCCAGGTGAATGGTAGTGTCCAACAACAATCTTGGTATTTAATTTTCTAAATTGCAATAAAGAACCACGACTTCCATTCGAACCAAAATCACCGTGTTGTCCAAGTTCAAAGCCACCCTTAACCTTATATGATGCACTTCTGTTAAGTGAAATAAAGTTAGGGTATTGTTTCTTAATCAACGCTGGTATTACACCTATTACGTTAGATGGGTCTGAACCATATTGTTCAAGCAATATATCCGATAATTGCATATACAATCTAGCGTTTTTAAAGCTTGGTTGTTTTTTCCAATCTTCGTTCTTAAGCCATCTATCCAAGAAATCATCGTGATTACTTCTAACAATAACAACGTTCTTAAATTTTTCAAAGCTCTTTAAACCATTCATCATGGTATCCAATTCCTTACCCAAGTCATTGGTGCCATTCATCTCTTTACCATATTGGATAAATGGGTCTTTCATTTGGTGGTGTGAAATTGAATCACCATCGAATACGTCATGTAAGATTACATGGTTAGGCTTAATGTCGTTCATCAATTTAAGCGTCTCATCAATAACCCCTTGGTCATGGTGACCGAAGTGTATATCACCCAATATGATAGCTTCCATTGAAGTTACTCGGCTAACCTTACCTGATTCTACATGGTAATATAAATCATTAAAGTTACCTGTCTTATCATCAGCAGTTACTTGTCTAACAAAGAAGGTTTTTTTATCCTTTATCTCAACAACAACAAAGCCAAAGGTATGATGAAATTCGCCCTTCTTACCAGCCTTAGAATCCGTATAATTCTTAAGCGTAACTGCACCAGTTGATAGCATCATCTTTGGCTTGCTATTTTCAAGGACTGGTATCATTTCAAGTTGCACTCTTGGCGAACCGAAGATACATGAATTAATACCGCTAAGTCCTTCTAAGCCAGACATTGGATTAATTGCTGTTGGTTGTATCTTGACATCAGACATAATCGAAACATATTCGTGTATATCATGTCTATTCGCATCAGCATACTTCATTATTTCATCAGCCCAGACTTCTTCATTTTTTTGTTCGGCTGTAAATACGGATGTCGGATTCTTATATCGACCAAGAATGATATGTATATCAGCATCAATTTCCTTGGCATAAGCTTCAATATTCTCATAAAAACCCTTATGAACCTTTGTATTGTTCTGTCCAAAGGTGATTATAAACCTTTTTTTGGTTTTATCAAACTTGCGCTCTTTGGCCTTGGCATATTGTTCTGGTTCTACCTCTGGCTTACTTTTAAGCTTTAGTTTTTCACTGACCCATTTACGTATAGTACGTTCACTAACACCAAATTCATCACCAAGCATTGCCGCTTTCTTTTCCCAAGGTTGCCCATTATCATCTTGGTAAACATCAATTAAGCGTTGTTTTTGTTTTTCAGTTAATTCTTTAAACTTCATTTTAATTATTTAAACACTTTCGTTATTATGTTGCAAAGATACTATTAATATCTCAGACTTGCAAGTAAAAACCCTTATATTTTGATACTTGGTATCAAGCCATAGAAATACTCTATTTCTTCAGCAAGTTTTATATATGTTTTTTTATTTTTATTTATCTTAGGCTGTTATTTTATCTAAAAAATCTAACTTAGACAACTTAGCATTTCTCTCGTTTTCAATTTCAGCTTCCAAATTCTGAATTAATTGACCAACATTAGGAAGTCTAGTAACAACATTATTTAGACCACTAATTTCTTCTATTTCTGGAATACCATTTACTAATGTTGAAGAAATAATGTCTTCAGATGGGTTAAAACCATAATCCCGTAACTCGGTGATTAATTGAACAAAATTTTCTTTATCATCAGCATTACTGTGAACCACATTTGGAACGATGATATACGCATAAGGTTTATTAAAATTGGTTAAATCGTCAAACTTCAAATCACCAGAAGTAAGTTTTTCCCTATCTTCGCTATCAAGTCTAGCAGCTCTACCAAATGTTTGTAAAAACTTAGACTTGTTAAGTGTTCTAAGTGGTAATATACCAGTAAAACCAGATACATCAATACCCTCGGCCATTGTATCATAATGTAAAACTATAATACGTTTTAAGTTATCTTTTCCATCTTTTTTAAGTCGTTTAAGAAAGTCTTGTCTTCTAACTTTTTCACCATTGATATCATTACCAATTTCCTCTCTAGATGCAACAGCATAAACATCAACACCATTAGCTCGTAACGTCAAGTATTGTGGGCTTGCTAAAAAGTTTTGAATATCTTGGGTTCCTTTAACTGATATTAAAATCTTAGGGTTAACTTTGGTTAACGTATGAGCGTGTTGTAAAAACGCCTCATATATAATCTTACTAAGACTAAGATTATAATCATCAGTTGAATATACTCCATCCGTGTTGACAAAGTGAAGTCTAGGTCTAACCATTTTTCCTAATTCAATAGCTTCTCTAGGTGTCATACTATAAAGAATTTCACCATACAACCCTCTATTATTCATTCCACGACCCCTATCTGATGGTGTATGTATGGTAGTAGCGGTGAAGAAATAACTTCTAGTTGTTTTAAGCGTATTCAGTATATCATGAAACTGTTCTTGAACCAAATAATGCGCCTCATCAGATAAAACTATTGATATCGGTTGTTTATATAACTCTAAAGCAATTTGAATCTTATCAGCTGAATTATATGTTGAAAAGAATATCAAAGGCAACTCTTGTTGTTTTGATTTATCAACCATAGCCCTAATCCCATCGATATTAGTGCCTGAACCAATTTCAGAGAATGGGATACTAAAGCCATGCTCATTTGCTTCAAGTCTTATTTCTTCCAATTCAGATTCATCCGTTTTACCACCAGAATGAACAAACATATATCTAGCTTCAACACCACCTGATGTTAAAAAAGAATAAACTTCTTTAAACAACTGAAACGATAAAAGAATCCTAGGTACGTTGATAACGTATATCCTAAATTGATACGGGTTTAACTCTATATCATTGGCTATGATAGCCGCTTGGATATATGTTTTTCCTGTACCTGTTGGTAAACACACAATACCTTTGTTATTATAAAAGGTTTTTGTTGTTGCTTCTTTTTGATACTCGTATAATCTTTCTAATACACTCATTTTATTTGGTGTTAATACTGTTAACTATTTCTCTTACCTTATCCCAAAATACCATATTATTATCCAATAATACTTTGAAGTCTTTATAACCGAAACACCTTACCTTACCCTTGAACATTTCTTGGTCAGTATAGAAATGCAATCCTTCTGCGGTTGTAAATACAAAATGTCTATAGTTCTTCGTATTAGTATTATCTGATACAACATTATATGTCAACATACCATCAGAGAATAAGTTGCTTAAATGGTCTGTATTTGCTGTTAACAGCGTTTGTGTATTGGTTCGGTATTTAACTTGAACAACACTTGGTTGATTAAGAATATTTACCCCAACACCATCAACACCATTATCATTTACTTGATTTGGAATATAATTGTATACCCCAACTCTGTTATCAACTGGATGTAATGATAAGAACACTTCAACAAAAAATTCAAAACCATCACCCAAATATCTTTGAACTTCATAACGCAATGGGTCAATAATCGCTTGTTTCTCAAGATTGTTCATAAATCTTGAAAATTTATTTACATTAGCAAATAACGCTGGTAAATCATGACATTTGGTTTTAAAATTATGATGTATCATATTATTAATTAATATTAAATCCTTGTACCTCAAGGCTTAAAATTTTGTTGTTAAGTTGTTCTTCTGGCAATTGATTCCAAAATTTAATCATTTCACGAGTTTCATAATATATGTCAAACTCTTCCATATCTGAAACATCTTGTTGCGTTAATTGTGTTTCTTGATGAAGAAATGTATGTCCTATTTCAATCATTACTTCTTGGTCTGTTATGTTGATTATATTCATATCTTTTTTTGTTTTATCAAGGTGATTTTTGTTGTTTTTTTAACAATTTGTTCTAAAGATGAAAACGTTGAGGTAGTTATCATTCCATTATCAAGCTTAATTATAGCCAAATCTTGTATGAAACACTTATAATCAATGGTTCTATCATAGAACTCTAGTCCTAATAAAGTTACCATTGGTTTATCTCTTAAGAAGAGATTTCTAAATCTATCATTAACATTTGGTTTTAAAACATAACCAAATTCTAATAACTCCTTTAAGGTTATCGCTTCCTGTGTTTTTAGTACCATTTCTTATATATTTGATTAATTTAAAAAATCTTTCCAAAAATCTTTTCTAAAGGTAGCTATTATATTCAATAATATTTTGGGATTACTTTCTCTATAAACGCCATTTCTTCTTGACTTAAATTAAAATTAGAATAAAGTTTTTTATCTGTCCATTCTTGTGTAAAATCTAACCACGGTGTCAATGCTAATTCACCTCTGTGTAAATTACCGTTATTTTTATAAATTGATAGGCAAAATCTAACAAAATTTGTTTTTATATAACCTAAGAAATTTCTAGCTTCAACTTCACTTGCAAAAGATACTGGTTGTTGTTTAGATTCCAAACTAATTTCTAAATCTTTAGTTACCATTGTATAAAAATCATCTACTAACATATCACTATCCATACCTAAACCTAATTTATTAGTATCCTTAACGTGTCCTCTAATTTGTGCTAAATTAACGAAATATGTTTTATCTTCTTGTGTTTTAATAATTTTATTTAAATTATTATCTTTACATAATTCAATTAGTTTATTTTTTAATTTTGGATACACATCAACGTTACTAAACTTATTAATATCATCCGTATTATCATAAACCAATTCAACACCATTTATTCTGTCGATACATTTGATACCAGTATGGGTTTGGTTTTTATTAATATACGTAATAACACACGGTACAAATAAAGATATACCAAAAACACCATTACCATTAAACAACTCAATACTAATCAAATCGTCTTTAACTAATTCTTTGGTTGAGGTGAATTTTTTTTGAATATTTTTTTCATCTATTAACCAAGTTGATGGATGAATACATAAGGTGATATCAGAAATTTCGTGAGATTTTTTAATAAAAGCCATATCCAACATTTGGTTATATGGTGGGTTCATAACCACAATATCAAATTTATCAACACCCCAAACATCGTTACAATGGTTATCAAACTTATCGTCTAAGAAACTACCATTATAAATGTTAATACTATATTCATCTTTTGGGTCGAAGCTAACCAAATACAAGAAACAATTTTTACTTTGTAATTCGGAAACATAAATCATATTTTCCATGATATATTTATATCTTTGGTCATCTGATTCGAATATATCTAATCCAACCATCAATCTTTCAACAATACAAGCGATAAAAATACCAGTTCCAGTTGAATTGTCTAACCACTTTAAATTAGGGTTAGACCAAACATCTTTAGGTAATTTATTAAGAATTTTTTGTACTAATTCCACTGGTGTCTGAACTTCACCATGTTGCTTGCGCTCAAAATCACCAACTTTAACATATTCACGAAGCATTTCGACAAGATGTTTAATATAATCAGTCTTTGAAATGTTGTTATCATTAATTTTATTGTAGATTTTCATAAACAATCCTCTATCTTTATCCAAGATGGATAATATACCAATCCTTTTTTTATCAATTGGTAAGCCTTGCAATTTAGTTTTTAATGTTGAATCTAAGCCAGCGACTTCTTCAATCATCATTGCGTCAATAAGGTTTTCGAATTGTTGGTTTTTTGCGAACGTCATGTTGTATTTGTTTGGTGATGTTACAAAGGTAATACTTATTTCTGTAACCACCAAATAATAATGGATTTATAATACCCTTAGTTAAAATTTTTTTATAATCTAGTAATAATATAGGAAAATAGAATCAGATTTACTAACCAATCTAATTCACTTGGTGGTATTGCGATATATAACAATACTACTAGTAAATCGACCACAAACCTAAAATCTTTCTTATCCATTGTTAAGGTTATTATTATGATGCAAAGGTAAGGGATAATTTTTAAACTACCAAAGATTTGTTAATTATTTTTTTATTTGTTTGAAAATTTCATGTTTTCTATTCAAACAAAGTTTAGAATTAGAATATAAAAAATCATAAACCTTCTCTATTTGATTCGACCCTTTAACAGTTATAGTAACAATACCATTATCTCTATCTTTATGTCTTACTTCAAATGATGAATTAACATCTAATTCTTTTTTAAATACGTTGGCAACTTCTTTTAAGAAGACTCCATTACCAGTAAGTGTAAACTTGTGATAATATTTATCATATTGATTTCCGTTTTTATCTTTTCTAGAATCACGAATAATACCAATATAACCATCACCATCAAAATAACCACGAATAAAACCACTATATAGATTAGTATCTAACCATTTCGGGAAACTTAAAGTAAACGTTTTATTTGGATGACAACCATGTTTAATTAGTTTTTCAGTAATGTTTTTATTACATATTCTAATACCAACAGTGTCTTCTCTATTCCCACCTCTTTTATCTTTATATAAAAATAATGGTTTATTAACGTGTATTAATTTATTTAGTCTTTCAAGGATTTCTCTATCGCTTTCTTTCAAGGCTAAAACTACCATGTTTTTGTTAGTCTTAACATTTCCATCTGCATATAAGAACCCTAAAAAATAAGCTTTTTCATCAGTATCAATAACATCAAAAAAATCTTCATGTATTTCAAATTTTCGATTAACTTCACTTAAAGGTCTTAACTTAATACCTCTTCGTTTAATTAAATCTCTAACTGATGATTCAGCTCTCTCATATTTTTTACTTAATTCTTTAATGGATGCGCCATCTAAATATAGTGTAACCAAATCAATTTTTTCTACGTCTGTAAGTGTCTTTTTCATAATATTTATTTTATTTATTAATAAATATCTGGAAAAGAGTAAAAAAACGTATTTTAACAATTATTACTCAAAATTTTTTCTAAGCTACTGCTAGAATTAATTGAAATGATAGCGTATGCTATTTGCTTTGCAAGGCTAATAACCTTGATTTTACTGCGAATTGGGTGGTTTTCTGGAACGTTTAACTCTAAAGAATTACTAATAATTAACTGACTTAATTTTGATTTTGAAAGTCTGTCTAAGGCTGGACCAGATAAAATTCCGTGGCTAGCTATCATTCTTACAGATTTCGCACCAGCTTCTATCAATCCATCAATGGCTCTATCTGCGCTTCCAAAAGTGTCAATCATGTCATCAACTATAATAACGTGTTTATTTTTAACATCACCAATAATAGTAACACTTTCAACAAAATTAGCTTTGGTTCGTATTTTATCAATAACCACATAGTTAATCTCCATAGCGTATTTTTCTTTGAGTTTTGTTACCATACGTTTAACTCTTTTAACACCACCAGCATCACATGAAGATAATACAATTTCTTCGTCAGGGCCGCATAATACAGTTGATTCATTTGCTATTTTAGCAATATCAGCCGCAAATACTGTCTTACCCTCAATATGTGTTACTGGTATCTCAAAGAAGCCTTGAATTTGGTCAGCATGTAACTCATATGTTATGATAGCCGTTGCACCACAAGTCTCAAGAATCTTAGCCATAACCTTAGCACCAATTGGTCCCCTATCTTGGTCTTTTTTGTCCTGGCGAGAGTATGGAAAATATGGTAGTATTACAATTACCTCACTTGCAGCAGCTCTCTTAGCTGCATCAATAGCTAGGGTTAGCTTAATGATTTCATCACTTGTATTTGGACTACTTAATAGGTATACTCGTTTACCTCGAACTGTTTCGTTAAAATCAACACAAAGCTCACCATCAGAAAACTTTGCTTTATTCACCGAACCTAACTGAATGTCTTTATAAGAAGAAGGGTTTGGTACCCTTGTTTGCTGCTGATAATAGTTATATTTGATGATTATTGACTCCGCAAAATCAATACGATTATCGATTGAAAAAAGTATACTATCCATAGGTTTAATTATTTTGCTACAAAGGTACTAAATAATTTTCAGATTACAAAATTTATTTTTCAAAATACCGAAATTAAATATAATTAACAGCCTTTTCGATATATTTATTTTTAAATCCATTCTATGTTCATTAAACTCTACGCTGACCTTAAACTTTCGTTTTTTAAAGAATTCTTTAAGCTTGATAAATCAAAAAAAATGATACATTTATTCAAGGTTAGAAAGGGTTATGCTGGTGAATATGTTGGACTTGGTGTATCTAGTGACTTGACCAATCAATATCTTCAAGAATTCGGTTTTAATTCTAAATCATTTGGCGTAGTTGATGATAATAAGATTGATAAAATACTCCATGATGAGCGTCCAGATTTCTTAATCATCAAGGCATTCTGGGTTAGAAAAGATAAGATAGAATTATTGGCCAAGAAATATACCAAGACCAAATTTATCATTGTATCGCACTCTAAGCCAACGTTCTTAGCAACTGAAAATAAAGGCTTTGAAAGATTGTTTGAGGTTCTTGAATTAGCCAACAGATTAGATAATGTATTTCTTGGTTTAAATAACTTAGATTTCTATAATAACTTTGAATTTCTATCTAGAAATGTTGTTTATGTGCCTAATATCATTCTACCAGAAAATTTCTCCAATAACAAGACCAAAGATGATGTAATTAAGATTGGGTTATTTTGTGCCATTAGACCAATGAAAAATATACTTAATAGCGCAGTTGCAGCTATTTCAGCTGCTGATATGCTTGGTAAGAAGCTTGAGCTATATGTTATAACCGATAGAGTTGAAATGGGTGGTGATATTACACTTAAAAACCTACGTGAGTTATTTGTAAACTTAAACCCAGAATTATTTGAATTGATTGAACTTGGTTGGATGACCCACCCAGAATTTAACGAACAAATAAGACACATGGATATTGGTCTGCAAGTTTCATTTACGGAAACACTTAATATTGTAGCTATCGACTTCCTTAATAATAATGTACCAGTCATTACAGCACCATCAATCAATTGGTCAGCAAAGTTGGCTCAAGCTAATCCAGATGATATCGAAGATATTAAAGCTAAGATAATCTTACATTATAATAATTATTTAGTTTCTACGATGTCTCAAGGAGTTTCTTATTTGAATCTTATAAATTATAATATTCAAGGTGCTAAACAATATAATAATATATTGAATAAATTATAATAAATATTATTTTTTATATTTATTAATGTAAAATATTATAATGCTAACGATAATAGCTAAAGTAATTAGCTTTATAGCCCAAGCAATAATATAAAAACTAATAAGCATTAACTTAAATGTTATTAGTATGAAAACTACAAGTAATAATATAAATCCAAATTTAAAATAATCCATATACTATTTTTTTTTCCAATTTCTATCATGGTAACGTGCCTTATACGTTCCTAATTCAAAATGACCATTAAATAATATAATCTCTAAGGCTAGTGGTAACTCGCCAAATAAAATATCCCATTCAGCCTTTTGTTCTGAAGAATATTCTATCAAGGTATCATGTGTTAATGGGTCAATATCAGTTGGCTTACCATTTAATATCAAATCAATAGCCTCATAAATGTTGTTGCTACCGAAGACTGGTGCAATTGAATCACCCTCATCTGCCGTACTAACGATAACGTTATTATCAGTTCTCCAACTTAAATTCTTTAATAAAGAAATATGCTCTTTCTTTAACTCAAATACTATCGCACTCATATTTTATTTTTGTTTAAAATCTGTTATTAATTCGTTTACAATATCAGCTAAACCATCAACAGCATCCTTCCGAATATAGTTCACCTTAACATCATAATTATCCAAGTAATTGACAGGATTAGGGTCTATGTAATAAATATCACATTTTAGATTATAATTCTTAACCTCAAGTACAATACCTGAAGCTTTATCAAGCCCAGCTCCACTAAATACCACTATTTTCTTTTTTATTTGTTATTACCTCCAAGTATTCTTGCTATTAAACGAAATATATAAAATAAGCCACCAACAAATCCAAAGTCATACCAAGCACCGTTATTATTTACAGCGTAAATACTAATACTATCATCAAATAGGCTACCAATAAATGAAAAACCACTTATTAATCCATGCCATGTTCCATACCAGAAACCCAAAACTGGTTCTGTTGGTTCAATACATGCTTGCACATCAATTGAATCTGCACAACCAGACATTATCATTGTTGCGATTACTAGTATCGCCAGTAAGGGTAATAGATTCCTTTTCATATTAGTTTTTTTATAACTTATTCTTAGTTTTTAATAATTCTAACACACCAGCCCAATCTTCTTCACCTGAAAACCCCGATTTATCTTCAAAAAGGACCGACATATATGGCTTCGTATCATAACAACCATAACCTGTAATATCTGTAACGACCTCTGGGTTCTCATTAATATACTCAAAATGAATACCATGGTCCTCAAATAATTGCAAGTACTCTTTTCTTTCATGTGGATGTGAACAAGTATAAAGTATCATACAGATTTCTGGCATCTGAGTCATCAATTGTAGAGCCTCTACTGAATATGGATAGAAATCCTTTGGCGTATTACCATATTGATAATTTGGCCTTAAGATTGTTCCGTGGATATCAAAAAAGAAATAACCCTTAACCCAACCACGCTTCTCCTTATCCTCGTAAAATTTATTTATTGCTCTTATTATTGACATACTTATTGTTTATCGTTAAAGATACTTGAAAATGTTGACTCTGGTAACGTATAATAAGATTTTTTGTAATCAAAACAAACAACTGAACCAAATTTATTAATATTGGTTATGTACCATTTCTTTAAATCCCTTACTCTTACATTTATATAACCATCATTGGCAACCCCAAGACTAACAACCTCATTGAGGTCACCCAATTTTCTTAGAACTTCTCGCTTTATCTTTTTCTTAGCTAGACCCTTACAACTAATACAATAGATAAATGAATCACCAAATTCTTTTGACATATCCATATCATCAATAACAACCCAATCAATATCATTCTTAAATGCATGTGTTGCTAGCCATGCATTTATATCTGCGGCCCGATTATGTATCCCACCATTTGAAGACGGTATGTAACCTATTGGACCCTTAGATACCTTAAAGTGCTTGAAGATGTCACGCATCTCTGATAAGGTATAATCATACCTCCAATCAGAAGTAATTATTATCTCAGCATCTGTTGCTGATAGTATTTCATTTAAGGCTTCTACCGCTAATGGGTCAAAATCTGACGCATCCCACTCATTCGTAGACATACCATTTCCATTGGAAAGGCATAGGACACCATCTAGGTCAAGGAATATTATCTTCATAAAACAAAGGTACTAATATTTTTCTAGAAAAACAACTATCATTGAAGAATATATTCTATTGGTGAGTATAAATCTTCCAACCCTATTACAAATGAGACAATAATAATATAAATACCAATTTTTAATTATTCTAATTTATTATTAATCTCTATCAACACCCCAATAATTATTTCTGGCCGATAATAACTCTTTTTTATCTACCTTATCGGCTAAATTACTAATTATTTCTTTTGCGTTATCTGCTACCATACTATTATACATAATAGAAGTTTGATAAAATTCACCACTAAGATAATTTTTAAATTCACCTTTCTTAAGCGTTATCAGAACCACCCTATCAGCTTTAAATATAGCATACATCAATACTATTTTATCATATATACGTTTAACCATAATCAACTTTTTTTATTTAATTCACAATGTAATAATTACAAAGATACTATTTTATTTTTTTTTTACTTCACTAAGCCTTAACCAATGATAACCACCAGCTGTTTTTTGTCTACCAGACAAACAACTTTGTATATCACCCTTACCCAACCATCGTTTAGCATCATTTATACTTTTAAAAACTTCACCAGTTTCAACACATTTTATAATTGAATAGACTCTTTTTTCTAGATTAAATTTTTTAGTTTTAAGTTTGTGTTCATCACTTTGTTTTTTACCCTTATGTGCAACCCGTAACTTTTCTTTAGTTTCATTTGAGTGGTTGTATTCACCAACCTGTCGATAAATTCTATTCTCCCTAGATTTCATTTGTTTTGAACGATATTCTTCATTTAACCATAATTCGGTAACTTTCTTTATAATGTTTTCTTTATTGGAAGTAAGACCACCATCACCACCATTTGTTATATTATAACCGATTCTTACATCTGTGGCGTTTAATTTTTCAATCCAATAGATTTCTTTATTGTTAAGTTCAAGTTTAGTTGAACAAACCTCTAAAATTTCTTTTTTAAAGTTTTTAACGCCATGTTTACTTATCGCTCGTTTAATTAATAAACCAGAACCAAAATAATTATCGTTATTATTAGAGTCTTGCCCTACATAAATTTTACCATTAACTAAATTTGTTGTTTTATATATAATCATATCTGTTGTTTTATATAAATATAAAACAACCATATAAAAAGACAACAATTGGGTTAAAACTAATTTATAATCTAAAAATATTTTAAGGTACGTAGTTAACTATCGTTACATACTCACCTCGCATCTCTTCCTCAATGATTCGTTCAATAACATTCCAATCCCCACCAGCCCTTAGACTCCCGATTTTCGGTAAGCCAAATGTTTTTCCACTAAACTTTTCCTTCATTAATTTAAGTGATGAACGCAAGGCATCATAATCTAGGTCCATTTTACCAACATTCCTACCAGTAAAATTATACATCCCGTACAAGTTTACAACCACAGGCTTGGTGCCTGTAGTATAGCTTATTGTACCTAGTTTGGCTATGTCACCCTTCTTGGTGGCTAGGTCAACAGTATAAGCTTCTGGAAACTTAGCCTTAATTTGGGGGGCAATGCCTGAACCCATTGTACAAAAACAGTTTGCGCATTGCGCTATAACATCAAAATCATCGGACATTTTCAATAAATCTCCATCTACATATTTAATCATAATCTTTTTTTTTTATTAATATCTCATTTGAAACATAGCCAATCTAATGTATTGGTCTGAATCACAGAACATATCTGCTGGTAGGTCCTTGATTGGTACCCAATTCCACCCCTCACATTTCTCTGGTTCTAGGTTTTTAACCTCCAACAACTCAGAATTTACTCGTTCACCCACAAAAAAAAGCGTTATATAGTGCTTCTTAACGCCATTATATTCGAAGATATCTTCAGAATGGTCAACCTTATGGTAAGGCCCATCAATCTTAAGACCAGTTTCTTCTAGTAGTTCCCTACGGCAACAATCTTGACAAGATTCACCGAATTCTAAGTGACCACCAGGTAGGGCCAATAACCCAGCACCATGACTACCCTTACGTTTTCCAACAAGAACTCTATCCTGTTTATCTATGAGTATAACACTCAACCCTACCTTAACATCCATATTAATACATTTTTATAGTACAACCAAGAAGAAATCACCCTTACGTCCTACGATTGGTTCAGCTTGGATATCTTCAAAAGATAAATCATGGGCATTTGGATTATTATAGTATACTCCACCTTCTAAATAATCTGATAATGGTTCTAAACAGTCGCCACTTGGGTTGATATGGTCTTCTGTAAGAATTTCAATTAAAGAAATGGTTTCAGTTTGCTCACCATCTCCAATCATAACTTGAACTGATTCAGATAGAATATCTTCTGATTGTTCGTTTAGAAAATCACGCAAGTCTCTATACGTTTTTATTTTGATTTCTTTTAAATTCATCTTTTTTTGTTTAACTATTTTCGATTATTATTTTATCACGAACTCGCATCAATGTAATACCAAGCCAGTTTGTTCCTTTCCAAGTAGCTCTATCCCACGCTAATGGGTCAGATTCACGTAAACCGATACCCCAAATACTATCTTCTGGACTGGCCTCAACAATCTCAAATTCATCATTTAATAGTTCAAGACGCATATCAGCATTTTGAGTAAACTTGGCATAATTAGCATCAAATACAATCTTACGACAATGAGCTTCCCAGAGTTCTTTATTGAAGCCCTTAACCTCACGACCAAAAGCCTTTTGAGACCTCGGATTATCCGTACCCATTATCTTAGCGTATGCTACTAAGTCATTAAACATAAGAGCCTTCTTAGCCATCATATATTGTTCGCATGAGGTGTATTTTACACCATCAATTACGAAAACCGAAGGACACCATTGGCTGTAGGTTCCACCCCAAAAAAAAGAAAATCCGTTCTTAACCATTATTATCGTTTTTTTCGTCAAGTATTTGTTCTAACTCGTTAAAGATTTTATTATTTCGTTTATTGGCAATCTTATCTAACACACTATTAAACTTATTTGATATTAAATTTGGTAACCAAAAATAAAATAATTCAGTAAGCTCTCGATTATGGTCCTTTAAATTTGGTATAAGGTCATTATAATCAAAATCCTTACTATAATTATTTCTAATATACTTGTCTTTTAATTTTTGTTTTATTTGTAAAACACTATAACCATCCTTAAGGAAGCGATTAAC